TCTTTCCAAGGAGCTTCAAGTACATGTCTAGCATACCTATAAGCCCATTTAGCATCCTTCATAATATATGGTTCAGCTTCTTTCCAAGGAGCTTCAAGTACATGTCTAGCATACCTATAAGCCCATTCAGCATCCTTCATAATATATGGTTCAGCTTCTTGCCAAGGAGCTTTGAGTACTTTTACAGTATACCAATACAGCCAAAAAGCAGCTTGAGGGTGGTTTAAAGCCTGTTTAATATCTTTAAACTCTTTTAGCTCTTTTAACTCATTTTCACAAGCTCCACTCTGTTCAACATTCTTTATAAGTTCTTTTAAGTCATAGTCTAACATCTTAATAATCCTGATTAAAATACTCAAATGTATCCATTACTTCTCTCTCCGCATAATCCCCGTCATCATAAAAGTCTTCATCCTGAATGGTAATATGATGTTCAATAGGTTCTAATATTGCACAAAGATATCCATTACTGTCCACAGTCAAGCCTATAAATGTAGATTCTGAATAGTTAAATTCAGGTACCATCAATGTATTATCGCTATCTACAATCAGTTTAACGTGTGTTTTCTCTCTTTTCATTATGACTTCTTCCCTGTTTTAACTACTGTTGGTACTTTCTTTGTAACTTCCTTCTCACGTGTTTCAGAGGACTTTAACGAGCTGGTTAAATTAGTTATAGTCAGCTCTAAGTCTGTTATCTGTTTAGCCTGTGCTTTTATTGTGTTAGCCTGTGTGTCAACAATAGCTTGTAACCGCTGTTTCTCATTATCCGATATATCTAATAATTGCTTATCTTTTGCTATAAATTCTTTCTTAGCTAAATCCTCAGAGATAATCGTACAGTCCATATATCTTTCAGCGATTTCAAAATACTTCTTCTGTGTTTTAAGGGCTTCTGGAATATATTTGTTCACAGGGCGTTGATGACTGAAAAACTCTCGCACAGTTCGCATATTGGTTTGGTTAATATATTTACCGTCTAGTTTTATAGTAGCATGAGTGGCTATGTCTTTATCTTCTTGACGCATTTTGTAAATACGTATTTCAAATTCTTGTAATACATTTTGTAAAGAATTTATAAATCCTTTCTTATGGTCTAATTCTATCATATTGTTCTCCTAAGTTTGGTTAAAGTAATTAGTGTAAAGTCCGTAGTAGTAGCTATTTTCCTTAATATATGGTTCAGCTTCTGGAAAAGGAGCTTTAAGTACATTTCTAGCATAGTAATAAGCCCATTGAGCGGCCTTCATGATATATGGTTCAGCTTCTGGAAAAGGGGCTTTACGTACGTGATAAGCATACCAATAAGCCCAGTTAGCATCCTTCATAATATATGGTTCAGCTTCTGGAAAAGGGGCTTTAAGTACATCTCTAGCATAGTAATAAGTCCATTCACTTCCCTTCATAATATATGGTTCAGCTTCTGGAAAAGGGGCTTTAAGTACATTTATAGCATAGTAATAAGGCCATTTAGTATTCTTCATAATATATGGTTCAGCTTCTGGAAAAGGGGCTTTAAGTACATTTCTAGCATACCAATACAGCCAAAAAGCAGCTTGAGGGTGGTTTAAAGCCTGTTTAATATCTTTAAACTTTTTAAGCTCTTTTAAACCATATCCACAAGCTCCACTCTGTTCAGCATTCTTTATAAGCTCTTTTAAATCATAGTCTAGTAATGTCATTTGTTTAGCTCCTGATAAATAGCAGAAAAGTCTACTAAGGAGTAGTAATACCAATATTCTTTTAGGATGTCAATCACTAAATCTAAAAATTTTATACCAATTCCAAATTGTTTATTTACATTCTGGAATATCTCTAGTATTTCACTCTGTGATATGTCAGGTAAATGTTTTTCCACTTCAATAGTGAATTCATCTATAAAGCCATGTATCATAGCAGATGTATAATCATTCTTGCTCTGATATCTAGCTTCTCTATAAGCTTCTTTTTTCGTGGTATACATAATATCCTCGGTTAGATTCTTTAAATAGCCTTTTAAAGGCCTCTGAGTAATTGTAGTTATATTTAGCTACCCTACTATATAAAATATAGCTAAAGCCTCTGTACGGCCTTTAAAATCCGTTTAAACACTGTTTCTATTCTAACATAGTTATGAACCCGCTCATTATAGGGTCATTCTTAAATTCTAGTAACTTTTGTTTGACGATACTAGGATTGGCACCAGCGTTATAGCAGATCTCGATGAAGTCTTCATTAGGTACGAGGGATTCCACCATAGCCCAATTCTCGTCATATGATCTTTTATCAGCCGAGCTAATATCTGGTCCCGTTCTGAAACAATCTTTTATAAAAGTTAGCAAAACGGCTTGTGCTAAGGTTTTGCATCGATGTTCTTGTATCATGGTTTATTCTCTTTAAAATTCGTTAAAAGGTATAGTGAAAGGTAATTATAAAAATGTCAAGCACTATTTTAAAAAATATTTTATAAGTGCAGAAAAAAAAGACTTGACAAAGGTATCGAAGGAGACTATAATGCGAGCCATAGGGGGGTAAGGGGGGTAGCTGAGAGGCAGCTGATAGGTAGCTATAAGGCAGCTTTAAAGGCTGTTTAACAGATGTTAAAAGTTTCTAGTTACGTTACATCCTGTAAAGACCCCTTTAAGAAACAAAGTTAAAAGATAGTTAAAAGACTTTTAAAGTAGTTAAACACAGTTAAACAGATGTTAAAAGATAGTTAAAAGATAGTTAAAAGTCTTTTAAAGTAGTTAAAAGGATGTTAAACAGGTGTTTAACTGTGACATCCTCCGGATGTGGCGGAAAAGAATAGTTACAGGTTACAGGGCTATAAGGAGTTTAAAGCTGCTTAAAGCCCTTTTTTAATGGAAGTTAAAAGGTTCTAGTTACGGTACAGCTTCTGTATTTCCCTTTAAAACATATAGTTAAAAGTCTTTTAAAGTAGTTAAACACAGTTAAAAGGATGTTAAACAGGTGTTTAACTGTGACATCCTCCGGATGTGGCGGAAAAGAATAGTTACAGGTTACAGATGTAACTTACTGCTTGACAGATAGTTTTCTGGGACTTATAACAGGTTACATAGTTAAAAATTAGTTATATGGAGTTATTGAAATGTTAAATGTTAAATACAACAAAAAGTTAAAGATAGTTTTTAAGGTGTTTAGTGGTGCTAAAGAAAAGGATATTATGGCATTTGAATCTATGCTTATTGATAATTATCAGGAATTTGAAGCTGGCTTTACAGCTCATTGTATGGACAGTACTGAACCTCCCCATCCTGATTTGATCGACGGAGGACGTAACACATCCATTAAAGAACGTTTTATGTATACTATTTATGTAAATGAACTAGATACAGATGTTTTCAGTCTTTTAAATGATATTATTCCTATTTATGATATAGAATATAGTGATGTGTATCTGTTAGATGTCTCTGAATGGATGGAATAGTGTTTAAACGGCTTTTAAAGGCCGTGCAGAGGCTTTAACTATATTTTATACAGTAGGGTAGCTAAATGTAGCTAAAGTCTCTGTATAACGAGTTATGTGAGGTGTTTATTCCAGTCGTAAATCTGAGAGGGATAAATATCTGGATATTGATTTAGATCAGGATTGTTAGAAGGGGCTTTAAGCTCCTTTTTTAATGGGTTATTACTTCTTTCTTCTGTGTCTAGTTTATATTGTAATTCAAAAAGTTTTAATTCAAGTTCTATGGCTTCAAATCTTTTATCATTCAATAACTGATTTTCCGTAATAGTTAATGCTCCTAAAAGAGCTAAAGTTATTGTAGTGGATATAACTAATTTATGTAACATTTTTACCTCTGTGTCTTCCATAAGATGAATAATATAAGAATAAAGATAGTACCCTCTATTAAACTTGGCATTAAAACCAGCCACCAACTCCATGTAATAACTGATGTTAATTTTAGTGTAATGAATATTAATGTTAAAGCTGATAATAAATTCATGATTCTAGTCTCCTTTATTATCTAAGTTAAACGTCATTATAGCATAGTTTTTAGGGGCTTCAAGCTCTTTTAACGCTTTATGTACTTCTGTTTGGGAATCCCATATGCTATTACATGTTGAGATACTACTTTCCGATGTCCACCATGATTTTGTGTCTAGATCCCATATCTTGTATAACATTATTTTATTTCCGCTAATAGTTTATTATTCTATAAATTAAATATTTCAGATATAACTTCCTTACACTGGTTTTACTAGCTCCGTATTCCTTATGGCAATAAGCTAGTTCCCAATGTTTTAATGGCCGTTCTAGTTGTAGTATATTAGTTATTTTATTCTTATCCATTACATTTCTCCTTAGTTTTATATGTTACAGAGGTATTTAATGCTGCTTCCGTATTTTCCGCTTTAGTTACTATATACTCTATGTCCCTTATATGTGCTTCATGTGCTTCTATTTTTGTACATAGCCTTGTTACTTCATATTCTTTACATATCAGAAAGTTTTTTAAAGCTTCTTCTTTAGTCGGATAGGCAAATCTTTTCAGGTTATTGTTATTGATGAATTTTTGATCTGATTTATATTTACCTTTAAAGTGTAGCTGTATAATGACCCCACATTTAGTGTGTTTTATAACTTCAAAAGCTAGACAGTGTAATTCCATACCTTTCATTAAGGAAGGATAGAATGTGTATCTATAGTAATATTCTTTATTCATTACATTTCCTCTCTACTCTAATATATCTACCATCTAAACAGCCTTGGTACTTCTGTTTAATCTCTGTATCAGGTGGCGTGAAGCTATGCTTAAACTGCTGACAGCCTGATATTAGTATTATGGCTAGTAAAAGCAGTAATACGCACTCTATGGCCTTGTTATGTATTGTTCTGGTCATTTTCTCCTCCCTCTTGGTATTTCACAACCCTCTCATATATGTAAGACATAACTTTATTATGTTCCTTATTACTTAGTGATTCTGCATGTCCCACTCGTTCTATTAGCGAGTCAAACCTATATATTGAATAAGTTTTATAGTCATCTGAAAACTCAACCCTATAATCATTATCTGTATCTTCATGAGTCCAATCTACACCGATAGAAAGATCAGCACTATGACAGCTTTTATTGATTCCTTGCCCTTTAGAAACCAAGAAACCCCCCTTATCCTCACATTGTGTTAATAAACTTGCAGCCATCGACCTTATATCTTTTTGTAACTCTGCCAGTTGTTCGCCTTCCATTGATGTCACAGATATGGACTTGAATTTTATATATTGGCTAGCAAGTGTTGCTACTTCTTTTGATGTTGTTTCAGTCATTTTGATTCCTCATGCTTATGCAATCTTTCTAGTATTTTATCCTTTCTTATAGTTTCCTTTCTTATAGATACAGCAATATTGTATCTTTCTCTGTATAGCTCGTCTATTATTTCTATAGATTGCTTTAATTCCGTATTAAGGACATCATATTCTATTTCATTCATCTTGTTATTCTCCTTTTTCAGTTCGTATTTCCCGAATAGTAGATTGCTCTTGATATACCTTTTCCAAGAACTCTTCTAGTTTCCCTCGATTAGAGAAGCAAACTCTTGGACTAGTACCATAGTCGCATAATCCCGCATTACAAAGGATATATTTTATCAGCTCTACATATTTATCATCTAAGTCTAACGGCTTTGGTTCAGGGGTGGATTCATCAAAAGAGCTTATAATATGCTCACAGACAGCGATAACATCAGCGTCTATCTCGCTATTATATCCTGCGCACGATAGCCCTAAATCTTCCCACATATCATATACCTCACCATAAAATAGTTCATCTTCTCTACGTGTTAATATTTCTTTATCAGTCATTTTTCTAACTCTCCTACTATTACTTTCATTAGTTCGTCTACATCATTAATATCGCATCTATATGTCTCGTCATTTATAGGGTAAGCCTCCCAATAACTGCCGCCATCCCCATAGTAACCTAATGTATTACCCGTATCTAAATACACAGATATACTATGAGTACAGCCTTTAAGCCTTGCTCGAAACCGTACAGCAGCACCCCTAAACGGGAAGGTCATTTGTATTTGTAGCTTATCAGGTATGTCCATATATGGTGGATATGGTTCTCCAACGTCATCTATATTAATAGCATTAGCTAATACCGTAGATAGTGCTGAGGGGTCTTCTAATATACTATATTCGTTCATCTTGTTTTTACTCCTTCTACACTAATACCTTTGTTGTTAAGTTAAAAATAAGTTTCATACATACTTATGGTGAAGTTTATTATTTGCACTACTACTAGAAAAATGAAAGGGGCTGGGTTCAGTTTTGTTGATGCTATAGCTTGTACCATTACTGACAAACCCAATAAGAGTATTATGTAATTAAATTGAATATCAGTCATATGATTCCCCTGATTCTGACTGTAATTGCTTAAAGAAATCTGGAGCAGTGTCTTTATTATCTAGAGGTGTATAAGTTACTGCTTTAATAGCGTTTCTACATATAATAATATCGTCTAGAGGGTTGGAGTCAAAAAAACATAAATTGTCTATATTACAATCTTCTATTTTTAAACCTTGTAATTTATTACCTAAGGATATCTCCCCTGCATGACAATGTTGCATTCTAAGATTTTTTAACTGACTACAGTTTATTATTCTTTCAAAGGTACAGTTTTCCAGTACTAAGTCCGTAACGTTGTCTAGTAAATAAATATCATTACATTCTAAGGAATTTAGTGTGCCATCATTTTCTATGAATTTTGTTGTTCTTTCATTCATTTTATTCTCCTGTTTGGTGGCGGCGTCAGAATCGAACTGACTCCCTTATGTTATAAACTCATATATGCAACCTATTACATCTTAACCGCCATAATAAATATCTTATTCCTACTTTATAAGTTTAATACCGTTTAGCTTATTCTCCATAAGGTATTGCTCCTTTAGTGCAGCTTTACGATGTTGTTTTAGTGATCCTACATTCTTCTCTTCAAAACTTATGAGATCACTTAATGCGTCTTCATCAACTTTCTGGAATACAAAATCGTATTGTTTTTCACTATCTGGACTAATATCAACTTCGTCATGTATCTCTTTGATAGTCCAAATAGACATGGTCTTAGGGCTAAATACACTTCCCGCAAGTACTGTATCATTTTTGGTTAATGTTTTTGCTAACTCCTTACTAGCTTTAAATAAGTATAAATCTCCGTCATCTTTTCCTAATACATGACAAGCTACTGTAGTTAAGTCTTCATTTAGTACAGCTATTAAATTTGCATATTTATTATATTCACTCATGTTATGTTCTCCTGTTAATTTATAAAAACTTTCTTCATAATTTGGTACATATCCGCAATTATCACAATATCTCTCATCCTCATATAAGTCCCCACAACACTGCGGACATTGTTCTTCACGTGTACAATAACTACACGGCGGGGACGAGGTAGCACAATGGCATGATGTTGGAGGTGTGTGCCAAACATACCAGTCATATTTTTTATTCATAATGTCACTACCTTCCAATATCCTTCACAATCTTTTGGATTCTTTAAGTTATCTTTATAAAATAGTGAATAGGATTGTGAATATTCATTAGCAGGAGCTATATATCTATAGCATTGCTCTTTTACCTCACATTTATCACTATTTCCGCATTTACTTATATCAGTCATTTATTTTCTCCTTATTTCCCACTATAGATAGGTATTCCGCCAGTGTCAAGGGCTAATGTTATTTATTTTCTCTCCCATTCTATTCCGGAATAATCTGATAATATTTCATTCATTAACTCTATTGCTCTTTGTTTTAGTTCTTCGTTCATTTTAAAGCCTCTGTGAATAAGTTAAATGTCTTTAGTGAGTAATCTTCAACATCTCTATTGATTATGTCCGCTTCTGCTTTTAGAGCGTCTATTTTCTTTTCAATCTTTCTTACCTCAAACATAAGGTTATTACGTATTTCAGCATAATCATTAGCTTTATCATATAGATCAGCACGTTTTCTTAAATTCTCAATAAGTTCTGTTTCGTTTGTAATCATTTTAATATCCTAATTCTTTACACATACCCTCTTTCGGATGTGATATGGTTCATGATGTTGTCTACTAGATTTAACTCTATGGTTTTATTAAATTTAATTTCATCTTGTTTGTAAATATCTTTTATTAGTGTAGGGGGATATTCTATAAACACTTCACAGGAATGTGGTTTTCTAAGTTGTGTCTTTATTTGAATCTCACTGATATATATGAGAGGGGATATTTTAAATTCTTCTTTAAAGTAGGATTTTATTATCCGTTTATATAATTTCTTTATATTCTCGTCGACTATATGTACTTTATAAAACCACCCTAACGATTGCTCGCCGTTATGTTCAGGAGTTCCAGAATTAGTAATATCCATGCTTTGGTAGAATATTAACGCTATTAAATTCCCTCTTGATGCTTGTTTTATCTGTATAGAATGAATATTAAATTCAATCATTTCTGTATCTAAAAAACAATTTATCATTTTAATATCCTAATTCTTTACACATACGTTTAAAAGTAGTTCTTTCAATTCTCTCTCCCATAAAATAAATACCGTTCATTCCTTCTGGAAACTTCCCATCACTATCTAGTACACATTTTCTAATTATTGACTCTCTCTCATTCACCACTGATACCACTCTACTTCACTTACGTTTAATAATGTTTTGTATAGATAAGGCTTACCGCCTTCATAACTTGCGTAAAGTTCTATAATGTTCTTATCATTTCTATTTAACTCACGTATCTCACATATATCTGGATAATATTCCTGTACTGCTATCTGTTGTCCTAAACGACCAACATCATTCACTATATATGAAGCTTTATTAAAAGCCTCCTCTTGAGCCTTAGCTATATCTTTCTTTCTATTAGCAACTTCGTATCTAACACCATTACATACTACTGCTTTAATTTTACTCATTACTCTACCTCTGGCATAAAAAAGTGTTTATTATCTCGAATAATAGTATTTATACCTTTCTCATCTAGAATGCTCTGCGTATAATTACCTATTGGACTCGTTGAAGAAAAGTGCCATCCTTTCTCGCCGTAGTAAGTAAAAGGAAAGAAAAACTCCTCCGCATCCTGTAATAATGCTATATCCCAATCTTCATTATCCTCAAATATATGATATGAATCAGGGTGGACATAGAATCTATCATAATCTGAATAAATAACTTCTTTAACATCAGGATATTCGCCAGTGTCATACGTAAAAAATGGATAGTAATTATTGTCCTCTGAAGGGTAATGTATTGTTTCCCAATACTTAACCCCAAACTCTCTAGCCATATATGTAGCCTTTAAAGGGTCATCATAATATAGTTTATTAGTCATTCTTCTTCTCCTGCAGTACTGGTTTACCATTGCGTATAACTATTATAATATCTCCATTAAGGGCATAAAAACGTTTTCCATTGTGGCTTTCCATACCTTCAATCGTGTTTCTACCTACATATATTCCACAAACTTTTTTATTAGAATCTGTAACAACATCACCTACTTCTGGCACTGCATCATGTGGGAGCACCACAACGCTATCTTTAGGAACTAATTTATAATCCTGTCTAATAACGTATATAGCTGCTCGAGCCATTTCTACAGGGTCAGATAACTGCATATGGACTTCGTGTTTGTCGTATGTATATACAACATCAAAACTATCCCTCAAAGCAATAGCCACTTTATCTAGTATCTCACTCATCATAAATCCCCTTAAACACTTTTAACATCTTTATAATCCTCTCGTCCCCTACCTTCCTAAGTAATTCCTCAGCCTCAGCCCATGTTGCGTAATATGGTAAAGGGCTGTATAACTTCCCTTTCATATATCTAACTGAGTATGATATCAACCAATACTGCCCTTTCTTATTGAAAGAAAGACTTAATGTGTACTGCTCCACACCATCTACAGGCAGTACACTTGTTTCCCTAAGCTCTGCCATAGTATTTAACGCATCTGCAAATTGTTGTGCATGTGATTCTGTTTCAAATACATTTTTAGCATAATCTAAATATTTGATACTTGGTATACTTATACGCTCCGCCTGAAATGCACCATCATTCTCCTGCCTAACAACCCAATAATCTAAGCTAGCTCCAGTGTGTATATACAAAGCACCACTATAACTCTCCTCTACTTCCTCCAAAGTCACCTTGTAGGACTTTCCATCCTTTCTTATAATATCACCTTCTTTCATTTTACTAACTCCATAACTTCATCTTTATATTCTTTCCACCAATCAAGGGCACCATGGGCCATAGTATCTATTTCTTCGTCACTAAAACTATTCCAGTCTTCTATGAGATATTGTTTACAGCCGATAGCTAAAGTGTCTTTTGTCCACGACAGATGGTAATGATACTCACTACTGTGTTTTATTTCTATACCGTTACCTACGACATCCCTCAAATCAACCCCCATCAAGTTAGCTCCCATCAAGTTAGCTCCCATCAAGTTAGCTCCCATAAAGTCAGCACCCATAAAGTCAGCACCTCTCAAGTCAGCACCTCCCAAGTCAGCATTTCTCAAGTCAGCACCCATAAAGTCAGCACCTCTCAAGTTAGTATCCCTAAAGTCAGTACCTCTCAAGTTAACCTCTCTCAAGTCAGCCCTCCTCCCCCCATCTTTACCCTCTAACCAAAGAACATGCTGCTCTAATACTTGTCTAAGTTCTCTTTCATTCATTCTTCAATCTCCTCCAATTCGTCATATAATGACTTTTCCAAGTGTGTATTTAATTGTTCTAAGTTACTGTACTTGTTATCGTAACTATAGTCAACTATTTCTGTCCATGTATATATAATATTTTCTGTATGATGTTCTTTGAATGTATAATATACCACATTAAATGTAACATCCTCATATGTACATTCGTCACCATCATCAAATATTATCACTTCCATCTTTATATCTTTATTATTCATCTACCTTCACAAAGTTAGCTTCGGTTAATGTTGACAGGTCTATGATTATATCAGTGTGTAGGTCTAACTTACCTTCTACATAGCAGGAATGATATGCATTTGAAGAGTCCTTAAACATACTTATAAAACCCTTCAACGGAATAAAAGGAGGGGGCACTTCCCTTTCCAATTGACTGCCAATATCATTTACTGGTACACCTCTTGTATCAAACATAATACATACATCGTCACCAAATCTATCAATACAATGTCCAATATATCTTGAATTATGTTTTACTAATATCTCCACAACATCATCATCGGCATCTATATATTTTTTTACCTACTTCTATTCTAAGTCCTTTAGGTTTGCTTATAGCTTTTCGTTCCTCTTTCTTAATTACGTCATCAATATTGAGAGCAAGTCCCTTACATACTTTCTCTACAGTTTCTATACGGAATCTCTTCGTTGGACAATTCATTAGTTCCCATAATGTAGATTTGCCTACTCCGCACGCACTAGCTATAGTACTACTTGGACAACAAATGAAAGTGACAGTATCTCTAATTATATGATTATGTATATGTACAGTTTCTTTTTTTGATTTGGTCATTTTATTTACTCCTATAGTAGATTAATTGTTTTATTTAGTTTATTTATTTCTAGATAGTGTACTGATTTTGTGCTATCCATAATTAATTGAAATTCCCTATACTCACCTGCTAACATTATTAACTGCTCTAAGGTTATTGGTGATACTAGTTCTATTGCTTTAATTTCATTTGCTTTAATTTTATTTGTATTCATTACTTACCTCTGTTTGTTGAGTTACTGGAAAGCAATCAAATCCTACAGCCCTTCCTGAGTCTAGCATTAGCATTACACATCTGTAATCAGGGGCTGATTTAGGGATAATCTCATACACCTCGCTATTAGCTCCCCACGTGTCAATTTCATACTCATGTAAAGGAGTTTGAAGCGGAAAGGAACTGGTATCTATTGGCCCATCGCAAGCATTTAGTCCTAGTGTCAGTAATGTTATTATTAATAGTTTTTTCATTTTATAATCTCCATAAGTTTTAGGTTAAGTAATTAGTCCACGCATTAAAATCGGTAAAACGATATTTGGGTATAGTATTATTACACCGCTAAGTATCTCTGCTCTTTTCACCATATCTTTCATAGTTCCCCACGGTCCGTATTCGCCTGTTATAGTATGTATATAACCATAGAAAAGGCTTGTCAATGCTGTTAAATATCCAATAGGATGTATAAAGCCAGCTAACAGCATAAAAGGAATAAAGTAGAGGAATCCCCTATATGCTCCGCCTATATTGCCTAATCTAATTCGTAAGCTGTTATAGTATATATCTACATCATCTATATCAAGTCTATGAAATTTCTTTAAAAGTATATTTATATATTTATGGTTAGGCTTTTCCCAATGAGGATTCCACCAACTTTGACCACCTATCCAAGCTAATGTAGGCCCTTTTTGTCTCCATAGTGCGTAGGTTAAGCCATAGCCGAGACAGATTAGGACAATGTGTGGCGGGAGTCCGACTGTATAGGCAAGCAGGGCAGCATATAGGCCAGTTATTGTATATACTAGTGGCACTCTTGTCCAGCCTAGTTGTTTTACTTTTACGCCCTTTAAACGGTTTAAAAAGGCTAGTAATGGTAGTCCAATAATTGTTAGTAATATCATTTGTTTAGCTCCTGTTTTTAAAGTGATCAGTGTAACATTCATAGTAGTAGCTATTTTCCTTAATATATGGTTCAGCTTCTGGAAAAGGAGTATTAAGTATATATCTAGCATACCTATAAGCCCATTTAGCATCCTTCATAATATATGGTTCAGCTTCTGGAAAAGGAGCTTTGAGTATATATCTAGCATAATTACACGCCGATTCAGCATCCTTCATAATATATGGTTCAGCTTCTGGAAAAGGGGCTTTAAGTACGTGATAAGCATACCAATAAGCCCATTTAGCTTCCTTCATAATATATGGTTCAGCTTCTGGAAAAGGAGCTTTAAGTACATATCTAGCATAGTAACAAGCCCATTTAGCATCCTTCATAATATATGGTTCAGCTTCTTTCCAAGGAGCTTTAAGTACATTTATAGCATAGTAATAAGCCCATTTAGCATCCTTCATAATATATGGTTCAGCCTCTTTCCAAGGAGCTTGAAGTACATATTTAGCATAGTAATAAGCCCATTTAACATCTTTTTTAATATACGGTTCAGCTTCTTTCCAAGGAGCTTTAAGTGCAGTTACAGCATAGTAATAAGCCCATTCAGCTTCCTTCATAATATATGGTTCAGCTTCTTTCCAAGGAGCTTCAAGTACATCTCTAGTATACTTATAAGCCCATTTAACATCCTTCATAATATATGGTTCAGCTTCTGGAAAAGGAGCTTCAAGTACATCTCTAGCATACCAATACAGCCAAAAAGCAGCTTGAGGGTGGTTTAAAGCCTGTTTAATATCTTTAAGCTCTTTTAGCTCTTTTAACTCATTTTCACAAGCCCCACTCTGTTTAGCATTCTTTATAAGCTCTTTTAAATCATAGTCTAGTAACGTCATTTGTTTAGCTCCTTAATATAGAAATGTTTCGGATAATGTTAGCGGTACTTTACTATAAAGTAATGAGTCATATATATCAATAGTAATAGTGTTTATTTGATATTTTATAGGCTCTATATCGATTATAGCTGTAAACTCTACTGAATACTCATCTTCAATTAATGCTTGAAGTCTTTGTTGGAATGCTATATCACCCGTGATGATTCCTAGTAATTCTTCGTCGTTATTATGTACTGCTATATATTTAGGCTTCTTTTTAAGCATGGTTCTAATCTCCTAATAATATGGCTGGTAAATTATTGTAGATGTATTTAGGATTTCTATCACGGGCGTGTAGTCATATAGTTGATCTACTGTTTGTATGCCATAAGCTTTTAAAGCGGTTTCAATGGGGTGTTCATACCATTCTGTACAGATAGCTTTAACATCCAGCCTTATTAATTGGCCTGTATCTTCTTCTAATTCTTGATAATATTTGTATAAGGCTTTTAATCCTTGTTTACTAAATCCATGCGTTTTAAATGTTTTGAATTTATTTATAAACATGTTTTGTGTTATCGGTATATACATTTGTTTAGCTCCTGTTTTTAAAGTGGTCAGTGTATAGTTCCTTGTAGTAGTGGCTTTTCGTAATATATGGTTCAGCTTCTGGAAAAGGGGCTTTAAGTACGTGATAAGCATACCAATAAGCCCATTTAGCTTCCTTCATAATATATGGTTCAGCTTCTGGAAAAGGAGCTTTAAGTACAAATCTAGCATAGTAATAAGCCCATTTAGCATTCTTTTTAATATATGGTTCAGCTTCTGGAAAAGGAGCTTCAAGTACATATTCAGCATAGTAATAAGCCCATTCAGTATCCTTCATAATATATGGTTCAGCTTCTGGAAAAGGAGCTTCAAGTACATATTCAGCATAGTAATAAGCCCATTCAGTATCCTTCATAATATATGGTTCAGCTTCTTTCCAAGGAGCTTTGAGTACAAATCTAGCATACCAATAAGCCCATTCAGTATCCTTCATAATATATGGTTCAGCTTCTTTCCAAGGAGCTTTAAGTACATATTTAGCATAGTAATACAGCCAATAAGCAGCTTGAGGGTGGTTTAATGCTTGTTTAATATCTTTAAGCTCTTTAAGCTCTTTTAAACCATATCCACAAGCTCCGCTCTGTTTAGCATTCTTTATAAGTTCTTTTAAATCATAGTCTAGTAACGTCATTTGTTTAGCTCCTGTTTTTAAAATATTTGAGATAGATATCATGCAGGTATATTTTTACATCTTCAATATCAATGTCTATACGATTAATCATCTTCGTCTATCTCCGTTTCATTAAGCCACATTAAGATATTATCTAGTTCGGCGTGTAGGTCTGGCTTTAGTAGTAATTTATTTGCTAGTTTTACAGCATCACCGCTATTTATCTCGGACTCAAACAATCTAGTCAATCTAACTCTTACCTTCTCCATACAGTGATCAACTGCTGCGGATTGGGTATTGAAACTCTTGTTGTCATATGTTTTATATATCGTTACTTCTCGCATTATATTACTCCTGTTTAAAATATTTTTTAATAGTTTCTAAAGCCTCATCAAGTATATTTTTAGCATGTTCCATGTCATATATTTCAGGGGTTTCCCAATACTCATTGCACAGGACTATCGGGAACTCAGGATAGGAGACATGCCCCCTATATATCATGAGTGCCAGAACCTTTTCGGGGCTGTCTAAGAATGTAAGGCGGTCAAGGCCTATATAATTATTTTTATAATCCTTTAGTTCCTCAATGGAACTAGCTGCAGTGTCTGTTGTTATATCTTTTAAGGCTGTTATATAGTAATATTCCTTAGTACTACAGTACCCTGTTGAAAAGATAAACTGTGTACCTGCTTTAATTACTTCTTTCATTTTATTAGTCCCTCTTTTTCAAACAGTCCTTGCAGCACTTTTGCCATGAATGGAAAATAGTCCTCTAGTATTTCCTGCTCTTGTAGAGCTGTTGGGTTCTCTGGTAACCTTCCCTGAGATACTGCGTCTTCTAGTATCTGATAATTTAAATAGTTAATATTTAACGCCAGTCCTTGCAGCCATTCAGTCAATGCTTCTAACTCACCTACTTGTCTTATTTTCCAGCCATATTCGCGGGTAAATCGTTCGTAAGCGTGTTTTATTTTGGCATGGTCACAACATAGTTTGTTACCGAAGCTGTCTGTTTCTAATGCATCTAATATGTGTTTTTCTGCTTCTTTCATTTTAAAACTCCTTATAAAGTATTGTATTATCAAGCTCTATAACGTGGGTATTCTCTTGTAGCTCTTCCAGTGACTCAAGTTGGTAATTGTCTAGTATGTCTTGAAGTGAGTCTTCACGCCACTCGCAGCATATCGCAATTACATCAAGCTCTATTCTCATATCGCAATCGTCCTCTAATTGTTCAAAATAGTTAAATAGTTCGTTTAACCCCTCATGACTGAAATTGTCAGGTCTTATTGCTTTAAACTCGTTTATAAACATTTCTCTTGTTACTTCTATATACATGGTTTTATTCTCCTGTCTCTTGGTTAATTATTAAATATAGCTCGTTATTACGGGTTAAACAAATTTGTTCTACTCCATTTGTAGAAATGGTATGACGTTCGTATGTTATATCTCCATCTACTGTTATAAACTGTTGCTCTGATATTTCCATAACACCCACATCATCATTACTTATACATGTTGCAAAGAATCTTACCGTCATGTCGTCTATCATCTTAGTTACCTCTCTTTTCTAGTGCCTATGTTCTGTTATTAATAATATTACTATCATAGCTATAAATAAATAGAATAGTACAGCTAATGTATTAATATCACCGTTGCTGCGATAGATATTTAATACTATGTTGTAAAATTGTTCCATTGTCATGTTACTACTCCACATCGTAGCTAGTTTGTACTAAGTCATTATACACTTCTTTTAATAGAGTACGATCTACTTCCATAGCGTATGCGAGTAAGTTAATCGCTCCTTGTAAGTCTGTATTTTCTAGCTCGTCTATACGTATATATAAGAGTTCTGCAAGACGGTCATACGTAGATCGTTCCATTGCTGATAATTCAGTATATGATTTATTGGTGCGGTATTTGTTCGGTACTGTTAACATTTGTTTAACTCCTGTTTGTGTTATGTTCCCATGATATTGGACTGGACTGGTTAAGTCAATAGTAAAATAGTTAAAAGGCTGGTAACGTGGCTGAAATGTCACAGTTTATGTATACAAATCGCCTGTAATTAGCTGTCACCGCGGATTGTAGCGTTTTAGGCTATTCTGGACCACCCAGTCCACTATTCCCCACACCTTAGGCCAAATTTTCGCCATTTTGTTGAAACTGCTTTCAAATGCCTTGGAAATGGCTCTGGAAGGCAGTTTAACAGGCTGGGAGAGGGGTGGGCTAGGGGTGTAGGTGGGGGTAGGACTGTACTATAGCCGATTACATGTGAATACCAAAAATAATGGCTCAACCACCTCTAAACCCCTTCAAACACCCTTAAAAGCCCTTTAAAAACCGGCTCCACGGCCTAGGAAACCGTCGTAAAATAATCCTATCATAATCCCTACCTAATCCTATCATAGGTCGAAACCAGAATGCAACGAGAAACACAACCATAATGGTGTACTAGTGCAAGTATTTCTGAAAAAAAAAATAAAAACATAATATTTTAGCTCCTTGACACCCCTTTTAGCGTGTGTTATAATGACGTCATCATTCACTTCTCAGTCTTATATGGATTATTCCCAATATCGCCCTAAACAGTTAGGCCAATTACGCCCCGGTGATGTAAATGCAGCCAGTATTTACTCACCTCCTGCTAACAGCTCCGGACTCATTTACCAGATTGTTATAGCTAATACTACTACTGTTAATGCAGATTTCAGTATTTATCGTGACAATGATGGCACTACCTATGATCAGACTACAGCATTGGCTTACGGAGTAACATTAGCAGGTAATTCTTATACTTTGATTGAATTTCTGAATGGATTAAGTTTAGAGACTCCTTCAGGTAATTTGGCGGTACAGACGTCTGTGACTAATGCCTTAACATTTACAGTAGACGGAATAGAGAGGAATATAGTTTAATGGCTATAACATCAATGCCAACACAGCCTCAATCTCCTTCTGACGTAACATTAACTAGTGTTAGTGGTAGTCAAGCTGGTGTAACACTGTTTAACGAGTTAATGGTAGGTACTAAGCAGACGGATATTGCTGTACAGTTTCAGTATAATTTATCTACTGAAGATGTTAAGTCTACTATAGTAGATACAGGAACTACTACACAGGCCACGAACATGGGGGTAGTGAGTTCTGGAACTGGTACTAGTGCCTCTGCTATTATGGAGAGTAAACATAGTATCAGATATAGACCTGCTGATGAGGCATACGGATATTTTACAGCTCAATGGGATGATGGTGGTTTAGCTAATACGGTACAGGCTATTGGTACTTTCAGTGCTGATAATGGATTCTTTGTTGGGTATAATGGTACTACATTTGGCTGTGGGTATAGAAAGAATACAGTAGATACACATATTACACAGGCTAATTTCAATAAAGATACATTAGATGGTAATGGCCCTAGTGGATTTAATTTAAATACCAGCTATCTAAATATATTCCTTATTCAATATGGCTGGTTAGGTACCGCACCTGTAGTATTCAGTGTGTATGGAGGGATTAATAATGGATGGATACCCTTTCATATCATTGATTTCCCTAACACACAGGCAGGAACCAGTATAGGTAATCCTGTATTACCAATTTGTTGTGATGTAACTAAGACAAGTGCAGCCGCTACCTCTGTTACTATGAAGACAGGTTCATGGACAGGAGGAGCATATAATGGTAGTAAAGAGGATAATGCTAGTCATAGAAGGTTTACTGTTGACAGCAGTAAGACTCTGTCAAGCGGCACATTAACTAACATTCTTACCTTACAGAGTCCAACTACTTTCCAAGGGGAGACTAACAGAGTTAGGTCAGCTTTAAACTACTTATCAGTAGATTCTGATGGCACTAAACCTGTTACTATAAGATTATTAGAGGGAGCTACATTAGGCGGAGTACCAAGTTATAGTGCTGTTGATGCTACAAACTCAGTGTTAGAGATAGATACCGCAGGTACTACGGTTACAGGAGGGACGCTTAAAGGAGAGTTTCACTTAAGTAAGGCTGCTGATTTAAATGAGTCGTTAATAGAATTGGATATAGATATACACACTGGTGAAAGAGTCACATTAGCAGCGGAATCAGCTGCAGCCTCGGATATAGAGGGATCAATTACATATAAAGATTATTTTTAATATAAGGAGCCTATTATGGGTCAGAATCATGCATCAAATACTTCCCATGCAGTTGTCTACACGGTAGACGTTGTTACTACGTCAGGATCTACATCTGCTTCGACGGGGGATTTAAAGGGGGGTACTATTGTAGGGTTAATAACTCCTGCTAGTTTATCATCTACATCACTTACTTTTTCCGTAGCAGCGGATAGTTCTGTAGGTACATTTAGTCCATTGACAGATATCACTAACAGTTCATACAGTGTAACAGTTGATACTACTGCAAATCAGTACTTCTTTGATCCAGCTATATTTGCAGGAGTAAGAGCGGCAAAGGTAGAGAGTAGTGCCAGTGAAACTAGTAAAACATTTACATTCATAGTGAGATCTATTACATAATATGTTATTAGGCTTTAATAAGAAGACAACATTACCTTCAGATATTCCGAGCATACAGCTTTGGTTAGACTCTGCCGATGCTACAACAGTTACATTAGCATATCAAACGGCTACAGAAACGGTATCGGGTACTATTAGTACAACGGTATTAACAGCCTCCGCCACAATGGCGAGAATAGCACGTGCAGGTATGACTATAAGGGTTGATAGTGCGGATGTTTATACGGTGGCTAGTATCGAAGGCACTACGATAAACACAGTAGAGACTTTAACAGCCACTTACGCAGCCTTAACTAGTCTGGAGGTTGCCAAGTCACCTAGTCAGGTGGATGATAAGTCTGGTAATTCCAGAGATATCACACAAGGAACATCGAGCCTACAACCTATCAGAGGTATAAATACGCTTGGTAGTAAGTACGGTTTAGATTTTGATGGTACTGATGACAGAATGGACGGAGATGCAACCTTCCTTGCAAATACAGAATATACAGTTTTTGTGGTGGCTAAGGCTAATAGCAACGCTTCTGGTCAATGGATAATGGGAGGTACAACTGCTGCTGTAAATCAGAATTTCCATTGCGGTTATAGGTCAGCTACACAAGTGACATTAGGGCATTATGGGAGTGACTTAGATGCAACAGTTGCAAGCGGATATAGCTTAGAAGATAGAGTATTAACGTTTCAATTAAACTCCTCAGGCAGACTGATAAGGGGCGATGGCGTAGAGCTGGTTACAGACGCAGTAAGTACGCAATTATCTACAAATACAGGGTTTAAAGTAGGTAGACTTCTTGCTATCACTCCATTCGACGGAAGTGTATATGAGATTATAATGTATGATAGAGCTTTATCTTTAACGGAAATGCAGACGGTAGAGAACTATCTAATCAATAAATGGAAGTACAATGCACTGGATATAATTAATAATAATTTTGTTATGTATCTAAACGCAAAAGACACAGATACGATAGAGGACACTAGTGGGGCTGTTGATAAGTGGAACGATCAGACAGATTTCGCAGTGCATGTAGACCAAACAACATCTAGTGAGCGACCAACAACAAATGCATCTACTCAGAATGGATATAACGTTATTGACTTTGATATAACTAACAATGAAGGCTTGGACTATACTATCAGTATGCCTAACCTAACAGGGTCAGAAGATAGAACTGTTATAATGGTGATAAACCAAAACACAGGGCCTACAAATGATTCGCAAGTATTTGGCTCAAATGGAAGTAATTATATAGATACTGGTGTTGCTACTGGGGTTGATAGAGTAAGATTAAGACAAGGTGCAACAAGTTTATATACTCCTTTAACGAGTTTTCCATACGGTAGTTATGGCCTTGCAGTAATTGAAGGGACCTCAGCAAGCACTAAAGTATGGATTAATGGCACAAATCAACTTGATTCGGTAACGGTGGCATTTAGTTATGGACTAGGTGCGTTTTATGTAGGGAACCCCTCACTAACTACAAGAACCTTTGGCGGTAGTATGGCCATACTAGGTGTTATTGATGGGACTCTCTTAGACTATGAAAGGCAGATATTAGAGGAATACTTTAATCAGCAATGGGCGGTTTATTAATGCATAACTTAAAATCAGCTATAAAGAAAAGTATTCAGAATGAGGCAACAAGTTAGATCATGACAGGAAGAAAAGTAACAAGTCGGTATATGAGAGATAAATACACGTTAGGTGATCGTATTTCATTTAGTATATTAGACTATGGTGCCAGCACATTAGAAACAGCAGCTAACAACACAACATATATACAGGCAGCGGAAGACGCAGCAGCAGCAAGGGCGGTCACTGAGGGGTCACCAGTGTCACTATATTTCCCTTTGGGTGTATATGAGATAGATGGCTATATAACAAAGAAAGCTAATGTAATTTGGACAGGACAAGGGCGGTTAAAATCAGCGGATGCTGGAGCTAATCATCATCCTTTAGTTTATGCAAACGGTGTAGATGATTGGTCAATAGATGGCTTATCTTTCAGGAATCAAGACCCAGATGATAAAGCATTCCCTACTTCAGCCATAATATACCAAAATTCATGTGTATCGGTTACAGGTTGTTCAAGATGGTCTATAAAAGATTGTAAAATGAATAAGTTTAGTATTGGTGTTTTTTATGATAATTCTAATGACTTTAAAATTTTAGATAATAATATAATAGCTGATATTGGAAAAACTATAGCAAGCCTTGATGCTGGTACTATAACTTTCCCTACTAATTTATCAGGAACGGCAGGTATTACAAGTGATCAGCTACAGGGGGTGGTTACTCCTTCTTCATATAATGGTATAATAAGTAATAACTTTGTTTCTGTTGCGGGGCTAGATCAAGGAATATCAATTAGTCAGACTTGGGGAGAAACTCCAATAATTGTTAGTAACAATGTTGTAGAGGGTCCTAAGGCTGGTATACAGGCATATACAGGAACATTAACAGACCCCGGTGACAGAAGTACTTTCCAGAGAAGAATGTTAATAACTGGCAACAAGATATCCGATACATGGGAAACTGGTATATATGTCCGTGGGACTTTAGGTGTTATGGTTACTAATAATTCTCTAGTGCGTACTGCATTAAATGGAGTTACAGCAGAGTCAGGCACGCCATATGGTGGAATTATCACAAGAGTGGCATTAAATACATTAACATATACGTCTGTAATTACAACCGATGTGGGGCATGTTATTAGAGGTAATGACGTAATAGATACAGGGAATGTAACTAATGGCAGTATGTCAGGCATATCTATTAGAACAGAATCAACAACAGTAAGTGATAATCGTATTATTCAGAGTGAAGAACGTTACGGAACAGGAGCAGATAAATTAATATATGGCGTTTTTGTATCTGATAATGTCACAGGGTTCAAAGTTAAAGATAATCTGGTTAGAAATGTCACAGATGGGGTACAAGTATCCAGAACATCATTTATAGATGATGATAAAGCTAATATAATACAAGGTAATGTTATAGAAAATACAGATACAGCAATACAAGTTGGCGACGGTTTCTTAACATCATGTTTAATAGATGGTAATACAATAATTAACGCAGCATCGACTGTTTTCTTTATACGCAAAACAATCTACACCACGATTACTAATAATCTCATTAAAGATTGTGCAGGAGTTATATATCAGCTACAGAGTAGTTGTCATTATTCTTTTTTCCTCCATAGTACTGATAATAGGGTTGGGCCTACTACTACAGTAAAAGGAAACACAATATATGGTACATACACCACACTTAATGCTATTGGTGAGACATCAGGAACTGATAATAGATGGTCTGGTAGAGTACTTGACTGGGATGACACAGCGAATGGGGAGAAATTTAGTATATATCGTGCGAATAGCGTACCTACAACTTCGTACCAAAGGACATGGTATAGAGGTGATATAGTGTTTGACGATACACCTACCGCATCTTCATCAATAGGAACGGCATGTGTTCAAAGTGGTACTTATGGAACGATAGTAGCAACAACTGCCGATACTACGGCATCATCCGCAACTATCACGGTATCTACGGAACTGGGTCTAGTACCTAATGTATATATTACTATAGCGGGAGTAACAGGAGTTAAAAAGGTTGTCAGCGTTACAGGAACAACGGTTGTTGTGGACACTGTATGTGATGCAACTGTCAGCACAGCAGCAGTAGCTTACTCAGCACCAGTATTTAAAGCAATGGCGAATTTAGCAGCGTAGGAGTAAATATGTCACAAAAATTGACAGATAAAGAAGCAGCATTCATAGCTGCGTTTACAGATTATGAAAACCCAGAAACATTTAATAAAAGCCGTCCAAGCATGGATGTAGCTGGGTATTCTCCTAAAACTCCGTTTAGCCAGATTATGACTGATAAAGTACGTAAAGAACTAGCTACCAGAGCTGAAGACTTCTTAATACAACATGGATTAGAAGCAGCCGGTACAGTAGTTGGAGTAATGAGGGGAACAGAGATATTAGGTGCAAACACACGTTTAAAGGCTGCTGACAGTATTCTTGACCGTGCTGGAGTTACTAAAAAGACACAGGTTGAAGTAAAGCAGGATGCTCCGGCCACCGTGATTGTTGTTCCTGCAAAGAACATTGACTAGGAGACAAACATGACTGGTAAAAAGGTTACAGATAAATATTTAAGTGATAAATATACCGAAGGGTTGACAAAGGTATATTTAACTGGTACAATTACAGACGTATCAACAGCGGGGCAAATATACATTGCAACCCCTTTCGGAGGTACTTTAACAGGCATTACCACGGTATTAAACGGAGTTATCACAACCGGGGACGCAGCTCTAACCGCTAAGATAGGTGGTACTGCTGTTACAGGTGGTGCTATAACTATAGCTAACTCAGGTTCTGCAGCGGGTATTGTAGATACTGCCACACCAACAGCAGCTAGAACTGTAGTCGCAGGAAGTTCAGTAGAGATTGAAACTGATGGTGGATCTACTAATGCGGTTAGCGTATTCGTAACATTGGAAATCACTATTTAATGACAGTTAAAGGTAACATATACGATGCTACAGTTATTTTCAGGGACCATAAATCCTTGCAGAGGAACTTACGCTTTCGACTAGCGTTACCAGTTTTAAATACAGCATATACAGTACCGTGGGGCTACGACGTTGATGCAGAGGACTCCTCTATATTAATGCCAGTAGACTCACGGTTTAAGTCCTTAAAAATTGTGATAGATCGTATGAATGAGTTAACATGGGTTGAGATGGCTAATTACTTAACTTATCATGGTAACCAATCTATCTCACCGTGGGGACTACAAAAGGTAGTAGAAACACGTAAACCTTTCCCAGAAGCCTATCTTCCACTTGAAGATCGTATGGCTCTATTAAAAGCAGATATATATTAATGGTTAAACAAAATCTACCAGCAAGAAAGAGAAAGACATCTGGTAAACGCATTAAGAACATTAAAGCTCCTTTAAAAAATGCTAAAGAAACTGCGACTAAGCAGATTATAGAGAAGGAAGAAGCTGATAAAGCTGTTGAAAGTGCGTTAAAGGTTCGTGATGACTTAGAGAATAACATCTTACCTGATAAAGTTGTAGATACAAGAGAGATTGGGTTCTTACCTGATTATGACCCTGACCTCACTATTGATGAGAACTTAGAGGCATTAGCGGCTAATCCCGGTAAACAGGCTAGATTCTTAAGTAGTACAGAAGATGAGGTATTATATTCAGGCACAAGAGGAGCCGCTAAAAGTAGCGCACTAATAGCCGACCCTTTGCCGTACTTCACCAATAAGAACTTTAGAGGTTTGTTAATCAGGAAATCAATGCCTGATTTACGAGAGCTTCAAAAGCGTTGTGAGCTTCTTTATAAGAGTGCCTACCCCGGTACAAAATGGAAACAACAAGCTGGTATGTTTGTTTTCCCTTCAGGAGCTACATTAGAACTTGGTTATTGTGATAAGCAAGATGATATAGAACGTTATCGTGGACAGGAATATACATGGGTAGGCATTGATGAGATAGCTCAATATGGGGGTTCATGGATTATAGACCGTTTAAAGGCCTCAATGAGATCTCCCGACCCAACCCTACCAATCGCATTAAGGTGTTGTGTAGATGAGGGAGAGGTATTAACAGCTAAAGGCTGGATGCCAATACAGGATGTAAGAAAGGGCGATTTAGTTTACAGTACTGACGAACGTGGTAAAATGAGTTTAAAGCCAGTTACAATGGCAGCTATATATCCTGTTGAAGATGAAGAGTTAGTAAGATATAAAGATGGTACTAAGTATTTGTCATTCACTAAAGATCATAGAGTTGTAGAACGTAATACTATCACTCATCAAGATACGATAATACCGTTTAACGAGATTACAAGGAAGACTACACAAATAGCGAGATGCCATTACTCTTATAATCCACTAACAATACAGAGTTTTGATTATCCGGATATCTTTGCTTCCCCATCATCTTTTATAGAATATTTTGGTAATTGGTTAAAACCTCAGAACAAATTATTCAGTGGACATGATGATTATAGTATTTATCGTGATGATATGATAGATTACTTTAAACAGTTCATTATTGCAGGTAATAAACGCATACCACGTGACTTCATGTTATATGCTACATTAGAACAATATCAGGAATTACTACATTATGTTATAGGCCCACATCGCTATAGTCCTGATATAGAGTTAGTTAAATATACTACTGTTGATAAAGATTTAATTGATGATATAGCAGAGATACTGGTAAAGCTAGGCTACTCAACGAGAATATATCCTTATGGCGGTAATAGTTACTGTGTAACAGGTACTTTAACTACTAAGACAATTCAGGTCCCAACTAAGCCGGATAATAAATATCTTTTCCATGAAAAATATACAGGTAATGTATATTGTATTGGAGTACAGGATAATGAAACATTCTTTCTTCGACAGAAAGGATTTATCTGGATTTCAGGAAATACCTGTAACCCTTGGGGCCCCGGTAAGTCATGGGTTAAAGATCGCTGGGAGATAGAGTTTGATCATACAACTCAAATAGGGAATCAAGAGGAGAGGCTGGTTAATACCTACGAAACTGAAGTAGGGGACTTAACTTTAACTAGGAAATGGTTCTTTGGTCACTGGAGTGATAATAAAGTCCTATTAAAATCTAACCCTAATTATATTGCATCTTTATATGCTATCCCCGATGAAGCATTACGTGATGCTGAATTACACGGATCATGGGACGCAGTTGTCGGATTGGCTTTCCCGGAATTTAAAAAGCCTGTCCATGTTATTAGCCCCTTTAAAATACCTCCTAACTGGTATAAATGGAGAGCATGTGACTGGGGGTATTCCACAATGGCAGCCGTGTTATGGTTTGCTGCAGACTGGGATGATAACGTATATATTTATCGTGAGCTAACTACACAAAGAGTATTAGCCGATGAGTTTGCTGTCACAGTATTGGAATTAGAGAAAGGTGATTTTATTCAAGAAGGATATATAGATGGTTCTATTGATTCTGATAGAGGAGGCATAGGACAGTCAATTATTGATACAATGGCTGAACAGGGGCTTACATGGATTCCTGCAGATCGTAGTAAGGGATCACGTATAGCCAGTAAACAACTCATACATCAATATTTAGCACCACAGTTAAACTCTCTAGGCATCTTAAAACCCAAGTTACAAATATTTGATACCTGTAAAGAGATTATACAAGAATTAAGTACAGTCATGGTAAGTGAGAATAACCCTGAGGATATAGACACTTCCCGTAAAACATCTTTACCAGACCATGCCATAGATGCGTTACGTTATGGATTACAGGCAATGCCAGACACGATGGTAGAAATGCCAACTTACAGAGATGGGTACTTACACGGGCAATACCAACAAGCCACTCCGCTGATAGTGGATAGTACATTTGGAGCATAGAATGGAACTTATTAACGAAGATTTAGAAGCTCAATTAAAAGAGAAAGCTGATGCGGAAAGGGTTTTAGTAGGCGTTATAGAGTCCTTTATGAGGGAGTCTGAAGATGCTAGAAGACCCCATGAGGATGAGTGGTTACGTGCTTTACAAGATGTTAAAGGAACATATAGCCCTGATCAATTAGCTATTATAAGCCAATTAAGAGAACGAAATCCATTAGCTTCATCCGTATTTATTAAGACTTCGACAGTTAAGGCTTTAGCGGCATATGGTAATATATTAGAGATACTAACGGCGGACGGTAAGTTCCCAATATCAGCAGATGCCACACCTATTCCCGAGGGTATAGAAGATACAGTAACCATCAGCTTAGGTACTGAAAACAGCGAAGAGGAGCCTGCTGATCTATTAGGATTCCCCGGCGATGGCATGGAAATACCTCCCGGCACTACTAGCAATATGTTAGGAGGTCTTAAAAAGCAGTTTAATAAACTTCTATCCGCAGGTGCTATAGTTAAAAAAGGACAGGCATCAGATCCTACTGAATTAGAGATACATCCTGCCAAACGTTCTGCGGAACAGTTAAACAAGCAATTCCAAGATCAATTCATTGAGATGGATGCTGAGTCTAAAATAACAAAGACATGTTGGGAATTAGCACATTTAGGTAGCGGATGTTTGAAGGGGCCTTTCACAACAATTAAAAAGCGTGACAAGTGGATAGAGAATGACAAAGGTGAGTTAGTATACAAGCCGGATTCAATAAATATACCTGATGTTTCCGCTCCTACTATCTGGAATATCTATCCGGACCATAGTGTTGCTAGGGTTTCTGAGGGCAAAGGTATCGTTGAACGTCATTTAATGAATAAACCTAAATTACGTTCTTTATTAAAGAATAAGAGTTTCAAGAAAGATAAAATAGAAGAGCTAGTAGCTCTTGATCCGAGTTACGTCCCGAAACACTGGGAGGAGAATTTAACCGACAGTAACAGATCTGATTTATATAACAGGTATGAGGTGCTTGAATATTGGGGTTATATTGATAGTAAATTAGCTAAACAATTAGGTTTAAAATTCAAAGAGACTGATGAATATCAGATCAATGCATTCATATGTGAAGGCAGGCTATTAAAAGCTGTTGTAAATCCTTTTATACCAATGAGGATACCATATAACATTGCAGCTTATGAAGATCAACATTATCAGATATGGGGCAAAGGAATTCCACATAATAATAGAGATACACAACAGCTTGTGAATGCCCATTGGAGGGCAGCTATAGATAACTTAAATCTGGCAGGAAGTGTAATTCTTGAAGTTGATAAAAACAGATTAGTTCCGGGACAGGATCTAGCATTATATCCCGGTAAACATATATTCACAAAAGGTGGTCAAGGACAGGCTATAAGGGGGATTACATTTAATGACACATCATTTAATCATTTTACAGCAGTGGATAAGGCAATGCAGTTTAGTGATGATGCGACCGGTATCCCCAGATTTTATACTGGGTCTGGTAATTTACCTTCAAGCATTAGAACTGCTTCACAAACATCTATGCTCTTAGGAGCTACCGCTCAAAACATTAAAACTGTTGTGAAGAATATAGATAGAGATATTTTAGAGCCGTTTGGTAACGCTTTATTCCAATGGAATATGCAATTTAATAAAGATAATCCTACTATACGTGGAGACATATCTATCAAACCACGTGGAACATCTTCATTACTTCAGAGAGAAGTTAAGTCTCAAAGACTTATGACATTCGCACAATTATTAGGCACAAATCCTGCTATGGCTCCACAAGTAGATTGGGAGTATTTAGCAAGAGAAATATCGAAGACAATGGATTTAGATCCGGACAAAGTAATTAATGACCCAGCTAAAGCTAAAGAAATGGCTTTACTCATGCAATTAACACAAGGAGCACAAGGTAATGGACAAGCAGCAGGCACAACGCCTCCGGGAACTCCTCCGGCAGGACAGTTGGAAGGAAATGGAGGAGTACCTTCAGGAGCTAATCCAGCAGACCTATCAGGCGTTGGCGGTGGAAACATCGGAACAGGAAATATTCCGCAATCAGGGGAAAGTAATTTCACTGGCTGAGATATTAGAACTCCCAGCACTAACTAAAAACGTTTTAGAGAATTAAACATATGGCAGTAATAGTTCCCGAATTCAATAGTAGTACATATGGCCTAGGCTTTATAAACCCTTTAGCTATTGATAGTTTCGGATTAGGACCGGGATTCCAAACTACAACCCAAGGACAAAGACCAATACCTGAGGCCCCTACTATAGGTGAAACACTTATTAGTAAAGGAACTAAAGAAGGTATAAAGCAAGGAGCAGGTATAGCAAAGGATGTAGTAAGTTCGGCTATTACAGGAACTGAAACTGTAATTGGCGGTACAGGCATTCCTGCTGGAGGCTTCGCAGAAGCTACTGGTGTTCCTTTCTCAGGTGCAGGAGGGGACTTAGCTACAGGGTTTTCACAACCTGTTACATCAGGATTAGCAGCAAATCTACCAGCACCTATTCTAGGAGTTGGACAAGCTTTACAAGCTGCTGCATTACCTGTAGCTGTCTTTACAGGTTTAGCGATGTTAAACAGATCACAAGGAGCTAGAGAGTTTTCACAAGGTGTGGATTTATCAGGAGAAACACCTTTACTAGGTGATGACAAGAATTTAAGAATAGCTCAAGAACATCGTGGACTAACTGAATCAAAAATATTACCTGAATTTACAAATCGTATAAATGCAATCAATGAATCAGGTGTAAATTTAGAAAACACACAGTTTAGAGTTGGTGTACAGGCTGGAGATAGAGGAACCAACATTTTAATGGGATTGGTTAAAGCCATACATCCAGATGAACAGGAAGGACAAGCTGCTTTATCAGAATACTTAAGTGCATATGGTGATTTGACCAGACAACGTGTACAAGATGCTAATACAGCTCGTATAGCTGCTGGAAGAATGTCACAACAATATTTTCCTAGTGGCGAATTAGAGCCTCCTATAGGATTTATTACAGCAACAGATTCATTTGGTAATACACAGAAATTTAACTTCATTAATGTAGATGAGGCTTTAGCAGCTACCGCACCACGTATGGCAGAGTTAGCTGAGAGGTCAAAGCAAACAGCCTTTGACGAAATGGAAGCCTTTGTGTCACGTAAGCCTGTTAGTGTTGTACAAGAACAAGGACCTTCACCTATTAGTACTTCAGGAGATACCGTAGGTGCTCCCGTTACCGGGCAGAAGTTAGGTAGATTTAAGGTTCCATCCGTCACTGCACGACGTGAACAGGAAGAAACAGCTTTCGGAAGATTCTTAAGAGAGAGAAGAAATGATAGATAATAATACACAAATACCTGAAACACTTCCAACACCTGAGGCAGCTCCAGTAGCTAATACAGCCCCTCCTGTTGAGCAACCTCAAGAAGCTCCTTTAAACATAGAAGCAGAATTGGAGACTTCTTTAGACAATTTAATACCTGAGATGAAAGAATTTGCAGTCACATTATTTACCCCTGAGGTAGCTATGTTCATGGGAGCATGGCTTGGTCCTGAGGTAGGTGATGTTGTAATGAAATACTCAGATGCTTCTACCGTCCTTATGCCCTTTCCTAGAGAAGAGGCTGAAAAGATGTTAGAAGATTTACCAGATAATGTCCGCGATAATCTATTAGGTTTCGCTGATACTATACCTGAAGATGACACAGAGGATGATACATCTTCTGATGTTGATTCAGATCTTAAGGCTACTTCCAAAAAGGAACCCCTTTAATAACTTATAGGAACCCTTTGGCCACTTTATTGTATAATAAACCCCAAGGAATATTCACATGACTACTGAGACTACTTCAAATAATTTGAACCCCTCACAGAACCAAGATCCTTCTACTGACCCTTCAAAGTTACAGAATGATTTAGCTTCATTAAACAAACGTTACAATGATACTAGATCCTATACTGCGAAGCAACTCAATGATAAGGATACTGTTATTGCAGACTTACAGGCTAAACTGACTGAAGCAGAGAGAAATAAATTACCATCGACGGATGAGGATTTAGCTAACTTTGCCAAAGAACATCCTGATAGTTTTAATAACATGCTAACTATGGCTGGCAAAGCCTCTCTAGAAACTCGTCAAGAGATTCGTAAGGAAATAGAACTCCTTCGTAATGCTCAATCTGAACTAACATCACAACAACATAATCAAGCTTTAAAAGAAGCTTTACCAGATTTAGCCGATGTTAAGAAGAGTGATGATTTCCAGACATGGCTGAAAGATCAGTCCCCTGTAGCTCAAAAGGCTTTATCTGGGGATAAAGATGTCACCATACAAGACACTAAACTTTATTTAGACTATTATAAAAATCACCGTGATAGTAAGATATTACAGGAACAAGAGGCAAAACAAATGAAACAAGACCAAATCACTAATAGTATGCCTATTGAATCTGATAGTTCGGTACAAACAGAAGGTACAGGAACTCATTTTACTATGGCTCAAATTAATAATATGTCTGATGCTGAGTTTAGAGAAAACTTGGCTAAGATCAAAGAACAAGACAATAAAGGTTTGATTCAATGATATTAGCTCTTTTTAATTAATATTAGGAGAATAATATGACCTTCCCAACTGCGGCAGGCTTTGGTAATTTCCCTACAGGTAAATACGCACCAGAAATCTGGTCACGTGAATTAATCATGAACCTTAGGGAGAACCTTGTAAGTTCCGCTATAACTAACACTGACTATGAGCAAGAACTTTTTGCTTATGGCGATACTCTAACCATCCTTAAAGAGAATGAGATTACAATTGAAGACTACTCAGCAGGAGCATCAGCTAATGATCAGTTCCTAAATGACGATTCAGTTCAGCTTCTTATTGACCAAGGTAAATCGTTTAACTTCGTTACAGAAGATGTTCAAACTAAACTAGCCAACATTGATTGGGCTTCCAAGCAAATGACACGTGCAGTGTTTGATCTTACATCAGCAATTGATGTTAATATTCTGGAACATATGAGAGATAACGCTAGTACTAATGCTCTTTTAGGAGCATCAGGCTCTCCAATCACGGTTAACAATGACGCAGGTAATATCTCACCTATCGACTTCTTAGGCGATGCATGTACTATTCTTGATGAGAATAATGTATATGCTGATAATAGATTTGCTGCTGCTAAACCTGCTTTCTTCAAACAACTTCGTAGAGAAAGTAGTGGATTATCTGATGCATCCGTAACAGGATCAAGTTCTTCATTCCTTAATAAGAACTTAATGTTTGGCGGACAGGAGATTAATGGCTTTAAACTTTATCAGAGTACTAATATTCCGGTAAGTGCAAATAGTGATGATATCATCCTGTTTGGGCATAAGGAGGCGACTGCTACAGCGGTGGCTATAACAAAAACCAAGATAGAAGATGTCAATGGAAAGTGGATGCAGAGATACATGGGTATGGCTGCATTTGGTAGGAAAGTTATCCGACCAGAGATGCTTTTTGTTGGCTTTGTAACTCATTAATAGGAGAACTGATATATGGCTAATATAGATACATATCTACAGGGTACGGATTTCCAGAGAACAAGCACAAATATCTATAGTGGAGTTATTGATTTAGCTAAACTAGATGCTGCCGGCTTTGCTAGCGGCGATGTGTTTCGTCTAGTACCTTTTGAAGCAGGTTCTATGTTCAAGAACTTTGATGCTGAAATTACAACTGCATTGGTAGGTGTGACTAATACTGATTTTGGTAATACAATAGCTTCGGCTACTGATCCAGATGATTATATAGATGCACAAACTGATTCAGCAGTAGGAACTTTCACTACTGTAGCAGCAGGAGCGACAGCAGTTACTCTTCTTGCTAGTGATGGCTACATTGCTGGAAGTTTTGTAACATCAGCCTCTATAACAGGTAAGATAGCGTGGAGTGTTGAAATAACACCACCTGCTAAACTAGCTGTTCCAAGAGCAGAACCTAAGACTTACACTAACTAAGTTTTAACGGAGTGTTATAGGGTTCTATAGCACTCCACCCTTTCTTTAATAAATTGGTTAAATTATATGGCAGATTACACCTATTTTGGTATAGCTAATGAAATCTTAACATCTTTTAATGAAGTTCCATTCGCTGATACTACAGAGTTCGATGCGGCTACAGGATTTCACTTATTTATCAAAGAACAAATTAATAATGTTCTAGCTAAGATCTATCAAAAAGGACATAACGAATGGCCTTTCCAACGTGTATTCACTACTCAAGTACTTACCATCGGTGAGACTGATTATACTTCCCCTTCCGCTGCGGCAAAACTGGATTGGGGAAGTTTTTATATTGATCGTGTTTACGGTGACGAGAATGACTTTACATCAGTTACTGCTGATTCTGGAACATCTACATTTACTATAACAGCAGGTAGCTTCATTACTAAAGGGTTTGAGGTAGGAATGAAAGTTAGATGGCAGAACCTATCAGCAAACACAGGATCTGACTTCACTATTACAACATTAACAGCTACTGTTATGACCGTTTCGGAGTCAGTTACTACTATCTCTACACCGGATACTAGTTTTAAAGTAGAGAATGCATTTCCCTTCTCTTCCTCTAGAAAACTTACATTAATTGATGAAGATACATATGTAAACAACTATTTAGAGAACGCACGTAGAGCTGTTTTAACAACAAACTATACCACACCTTCTAAAGTAGTTAGAGAGAATGATAATAATTGGAAAGTAGCCCCTATTAAACCGGATAATACGTATCTGGTACGCTATGCATACTACGATGCTTTTACAGAGTTAAGTAGCTCTACAGATGTTCCAGCTTTCCCAGAGAGACATAAACATATACTTAAATCTGGCGTATTAAGCTCTGGTAATAGATTCCGAGATAACGTAGAGTTAGCATCCTTCTATAAAACAGAATTTAAGGAACAAGTGAACTTACTTATTGATGAACTAATTCCTTTCCCAGAATATTCTAGGTACATAAATTAGATGGCAGATAGATTTCAGAACATTAAAGTACCGTGTAGAGGGGGGTTAATAGAAAATGTTGAACTTCTTGAACACGGACTTATAGAGCAGTTACTAGGTACTGCCTCTCAGTTAATTAATTACGAACCATCTCTTGAAGGCGGTTATGAACGTATAAAAGGCTTTCAGAAGTATAGTACTACAACTGTCCCCGGACTGGCAAGTTCTCCTTTATTAGGAGGTAAAGTAGCCCACGATGGTGTATATGTCAGTCGTAAAAATACAGGATCCACATCTATGGATGTCTTTTATGGTACAGGCAGTACGTGGGGAACTAAACTTAATTCCGCTAATTTAAGTACATCATCAACAAAGCATAGATTTATTTCTTTCTCTATTAGTGAGGAAGTAGTAATACTTACTACAGGACAAGATGCTGCTAGACATTTTGACAGCTCTCAAACAGAGACAGTAATTAATGGTACAGGCACCCCTACCGCTCCTAAATATGCTGAGATGATTAAAAACAGATTAGTATTGGCTCCCGCTTCTAATTCCTCATCAATAGCGATATCTTCACCAAATCTTGAAACAGATTTTGACGGTACTAATGGTGCAATTGAAATTAATGTTGGCGACCGTGTTACGGGGTTAAAAAGATTTAGAGATATTCTGTATATTTTCTGTACAAATAGTATTTTTAAATTAGTAGGTAATACGTCATCTGATTTTACTATACAAAGTGTTACACGAAGTATTGGGTGTATTTCTCATGATTCCATACAGGAGATTGCTGGAGATTTAATATATCTAGCCCCTGATGGGTTAAGATCATTGGCAGGAACTGATCGTATAGGTGATGTTGATTTAGCTCTAGTTTCACGTGCCATACAGCCTACTTTCCGTACCTTAATATCAGGTAAAGGAGAGGATGATATAGCTAGTTGTCTAATAAGGGATAAAAGTCAATACCGTATTTTCTTCATTGATACTACATTAGCTAATGACGCTGATGCATCGGGCTTTTTAGGAAGAGCCAGTGCGGAAAAACAATTTGAATGGAGTAAACTTGAAGGACTAAATATGACATGGACGGATAGTGAATATCTTTCCACTGGTTCAGAGTTATCTGTATTCGGTCACCCCACAAGTGGTCTTGTATGTAAAATGGAAAGCGGCAATGATTTTGATGGTACAGGTATTCCATACTTATATGCTACACCCGACATTATGATGAGTGATGCCCTCTTCCGTAAAGTACTACAAAAGATAACTGTATATACAAAAGTTGATGGTGATTTGACGTTAAACCTAGCAGCTATATTAAACTTCAATGAAGCAGATGTTTTACAACCTGCGGTTATTCCCTTAACATTCACTGGTGGACAAGCTAAATATGGTACGGCACTATATGGAACCGGAGTTTACAGCTCTTTCTCTGTCCAAGTATTTAAAAAGAATCTTATTGGCAGTTGCTTTGAAGTTAAATTTAAGTTCTCAGGAAGTACATCAGAAGCTCCACACAGGATTGATGCTTTTGAATGTCAGTATTTACAGAAAGGACAGAGATAATGTCATTAGCTAGTATTTATAAAATCACTAATATGGTAAATAAGAAGCCTTACATAGGATTTACTGCACGTAATATAGAGACACGTTGGAAAGAACATCAAGCAAAAGCTAAAGATCCTAGCTCATATTTTAAACTACATAATGCTATTAATAAATATGGTGTAGATAATTTTAAAATAGCTACTGTATATGAACACCCGGATCACGATCATGTACTAAACACAATGGAACCCTTCTTTATTCAGTGGTATGATGCAATTGACAACGGCTATAACTTGACATTTGGAGGAGAAGGTGGTACTATGTCAGATGAGACTAAAGCCAAAATATCTCAATCAAAACTAGGCCATGAAGTAACACCAGAAACACGTAAAAAACTTAGTAAATATGTTAGTGAGATACAGTTTCCGTGGAATTGGAAAGTAATAACACCAGATGGTATTGAACATATTTACAGTAATTTAAACGAATTTGAACGAGATCACGGTATTAGTGCAAAAGGATTAAGAAAAGTCTCTAGGGACAAATACCCAAACCGTAGCTATAAAGGTCATATAGTATTTAAAATAGACAAGAATTCCGAGGAGGATATTTAATTGGTTGGATATACACGACAAGAGTCAGCTAATATAATTACTGGAAATACTATTGAGGCCAGTCATTTTAATAATGAGTATAACGCTGTTGAAGATGGATTTAATGGCTCTACAGGTCATACCCATACAGGCGGATCGGGTGATGGTCCTCAAATACCTCTAGCCACTTCGGTAAGCGGTACATTACCAGTAGCTAACGGAGGCACAGGAGCCACAACACTTACTGATGGAGGTGTGTTATTAGGCTCTGGTACTAGTGCTTTAACACCCTTAGGACAGGCTACTAACGGACAGTTAGTTATTGGTTCTACAAGTGCGGACCCTGTATTAGCAGTCTTAACAGATGGTACAGGAATCTCAACAAGTGTTGGGGCAGGTTCTATTACCGTAGCTGTAACCGGGGCTGTAACAAACTCCTTCCCAACTGATTCCGGGACCGCAGCAGCTACCGCAAATGCATTAACTATTGCTGGAGGTGAGGGCATTGATACTTCAGGTTCTGGTACTACTGTTACTATAGCTGGTGAAGATGCTTCCACGTCTAATAAAGGTATTGCTAGTTTTGATTCAGATGATTTCACTGTCACGTCGGGAGCAGTGTCTACAATAAATAAAGGATGGACATTAATTTCAACGACCTCTTTAAGTGCGGATACATCAAAAACTATTGCAGCAGGTATAACGTCTACATACGACACATATCAAATTGTACTAACAGATGTGGTATCCAGTATAGGATCCGGTAATCTTATTTTAAAGTTCTCTAGTGACTTAGGTTCTACATTTGTGCAAGCAAGGGGATATTTAAGTTCATTTGTATCTTCTGGCTCAAATTCAGTAATTTATTATACGGTAAGTAGTTCAATAAATATTTCAGATACTACGACAGCACCCGCATCCGCTGCAGGCGATGTATATAATTCAGTTATTACATTTCACTCACCAAGCACCACAAATCGACTTACCTATAATTTAGAGATGGGCTATACCGCAACAACAGGATCTGTATCTGGTACTGGTGGGGGTCATTTAGCGGACGCAGTAGATATTGATGCATTTGAATTAAGTATTTCGGCAGGTAATATGACATCCGGTACTATTGCATTATATGGCTTACAAAAATCATAATGAGGACTTATGGAAAGTATATTAATAAAAGCAGTTCTTACCATTATAGGCACATTAATTGGTATTATATACTACCATATGTATAACCGAATATCCTCTAATGAACAGAGATTAAATGCTATTATACAGCAGCAAGTCGATAATGATAAAGAATGCGAAGAGAGGTTCCTACGTGTGGATAAAGAGTTAACAGGTGTTAAAGTAGATTTACCAAAGAATTATGCTACTAAAGATGATGTGATACATTTACAAACTAATTTACTAACCAGCCTTTCAGGCCTAGGGAATTCTATAGGCGATCTACGTAAAGATATAGCAGATCTAGTTAAAACTAAACAGGATAAATAATTATGCCCACTGCACAAGAATTAAGAGAGAATCCAGCACTTAGAGCAGGCAAAACAGCCGCAGAACTGGAGGCATCCGGTCTGACTGCATTAGAAGCCCAAACAGCAGCGTCAGGCTTTAACGAAGCATTTGGTGGAGGGCGTGCCAAGGCATTTAGAGCGGCACAGACTGCTGGACAACAAGATATCCCTATTAATGAGTTTGTAAGCGGACTTGTACAGAACCCTACACTTCCGGTAGGAGGAGAGCTAGTTCCTACTATTCAGACAGCACAGCCAGAAGAGTTTTTAACCGCTCAACAACTAACACCCGAAGGTGCTCAAATTGCTGGAGTACAGCCTATAGGAGCTGCCCCGACCATAGCTACTGAACAGGCTGCTCCAGCACAGCAGATAGATGCAGCAGAAGTATTAGCAGGAGTTGATCCTACAGGTCAACAAATAACCGGTACATTTACAAGTCCTGTAGAAACACTTGATCCTACTAAATTTAATCTATCCGATGATGCATTAGTAGAGAACAGATTAGCATCATTATATGCAGACATAGAAACAGGACAAGTACCAGCATGGGCTAAAGCATCCCACAATGCAGCTATGGAAGCTATGGCAGCAAGAGGTATTCAAGGGTCTTCAATAGCTGCTGGTGCTATAGTACAAGCTATACAGCAATCAGCACTGCCTATAGCCGCGGCGGATGCTCAAACCTATTTCCAAAGGGATTTAAATGAGTTTAATTCCGAACAACAAGCTAGTCTGGTAAACTTCCAAGCAAGACAGCAGAACATGTTAACAGACGTCAGTATAGCCAATGCTACTGAACAGTTTAACGCAGCTAGTAAAACTCAAGTACAACAATTTATAGCTAGCACTATATCACAGATCAAGACTACTAACGCCCAATTAACATCAGATATTGAGAAGTTCAATACTAATCAAGTTAATACAATAGCAGCACAAAATGCTGGTAATACTATAGCCGTAGCTCAGTTCGATAGACAAACACAATTACAGGTACAGCAATTTAATGCTAACCTTAAAAATAATAGAGAAACATGGAATGCCCAAAATCAGCAAGTAGTAGATCAGTCAAACGTACAGTGGCGTAGAGGATTAAACACAGCAGAAACTGCAGCAATTAACGCAGCTAATCAAGTAAATGTACAAAATAGAATGAACCTCAGTAACTTTGCTTTAAATAATATGATAATGGAATATAGAGATAAATTAGCATGGGCTTTTGAAGCCTCAGAAAGTGCTGCTGACAGGGCGTATAACTTAGCTGTAGTCTCCGGTAATAGAGAGTACTTAACAGATAGGGCTACAGGACAATCTTTAGGTAATTTAGCTACTACAGTTATTGATAAACTTGATTTCAGTGACCTAGGTACGGCTGTTGACTATGTGTCTTCAGGCATTGACAAGGTTCTGGACTTCTTCTAATAAACATAGCAGGTAATATATGATAAATGATACAGGCATACCTGACGGAGGCTTCGCTAAAGCAACCGGCGTTCCTTTTGCAGGGACTTCCACAAGTGAGAATACTTTTAACTTCTTTAAAGACTTAGCTAAAGGGACTATTGGACGGGTTGAAAGAGAGACACAACAAACCTCATTACCATCTTCAAGAGAGTTAAAAGAAGGGATGACAGGAGTGAGTAAAAGCCCCGCAAGAGTTTTAACAGGACAGTCCGCTGAAGTAACTAATCCTGCTGAGATAGAAGCTAGATGGATAGCTATGCTCAGTAAATATATGAATGTAAAATAGGAAGATATATGGCCGATAGAACAAAAGACTTATTTGATGCTCCTATTCCCGGACAAGCTTTAACTGAAAAGTTAGGCAATAGGCCGTGGGATAAGCCTCCACAATATGTAGAACATGATCAAGCATTAAGGGCTATATGGACTAGTTTATCAGCTCCAGAGCAATCATATAGAATTATTGAGACTCTTAAGGCTGGTGTGGAAAAGAATCAAGCAGGTATAAATGTACAGGACATAGCTAAGACAGTATTGCTGGCTGGCGTAAGTAAAGGGAAATGGTCTGTAGATATGGCGTTACTTATGGAGCCAACTGTTATGGCTCAGGTAACAGCTATAGCTCATGTTGGTGGATTAAAGAATGTAAATACTGTTCCGCCAACGTCTAAAGATGCTTTAACAGCCTTTAAAATGGAGTTAGAAGCTATCGAAGATAAGTCTAAAGATCCATTTGCAGCGGATGTTACAGGTCCTTTAGAAGAAGATACTAGACCGGATAGACTACGTACAGCAGAAGAGAGAGCGGCCCTAGGGGCAGATACTACAACATCATTAGAACAAATGTCAGCAGATGCTGCAGCAGCAGAGATAGATAAAGACCCTAATAAAACAGACACTATAGCTCAACAAGTCTTACAAGGACAGGCTGATGCTTTTGATCCCTTTGGAGCTGATGTTACAAGAGGTCCTACACAAGAAGAATTATTAAATGCGAGGTAAATTATGGTAAGTGCGTTTCTAAGTGGATTACTGATAGGAGCCTCTGATAAGGCTACGCAATTATTAGACCAAGATACAGCAGATCAAAAAGCTATTGCGGCAGCTGCTTCCAAAACTCGTTCTGATATGGCTAAAATTAGATTCCAGACTGATGAAGCTGTCAGACGTGAAAAGGCTATTAACGGTAGTAAAGCGGCTAAAGAAGCAGCTAAACTAGCTAAAACATCCGCTGTACTTTCTGATTACCAAAAAGGTAATGTAGATTTCGAGGCCGCTTATAGTCAATTAGAGACAAATGCCGATAGATTGGAACTCGGTAGACAACGAGAGTTCAACGATCCTTTATATAAATTAAGACAACAGGAAGCTGAAGTCAAATACCTAGTTGAGAATAGTGACTTGGATGTGTCACAGGCACGTGCTACAGTGTACAGGACAGGAGACCGCTTATCTGATGATATGTTATCTAAATCAGCACAAAGACTAGCTGAAACAGCTTTTGTGTCTGGTAGAAGTGCATATACATTAGGTGAAAGGGTTTTAACAGGACTAAAAACTGGGGCCTTGGATACTCGTTCACGAATTGCTAACACCTTTGGAAGATATTTTGATACCTTTACAGGGTCAACTAAAAGCCTACAAGGAGCCTTAGACTTGGCTATGGGTTTCATTGAGGATGGGGAGTCAGCAGGTGAAACTCCGTTTAATAGAACACAGCTAACTGATAAAGATATAGAAGCCGCTTCTGCTCTTCAGGCGGAAATATCTCTATATATCACCGCGGTAGGTAAAGCAGCGAATGATGGTGATAGATTGTCAGATAAAGACAGACAGGCTGTTGCTATCGCTACATCGATTTCAGAAGGCATGAAAAATGGTACTATCGGCATTATTAATAGTCCCAAACAAATTGCAGCAGCAGTATCTGCTATGCAAACTTATTTAGGGGATAGTCTAGTATATAATAGAAACATTTTAACGAATAACGGTAAAAGCCCATCTATCATTACAGACTCTGTCAGTCCTACAATTAAAAAACTTTGGACACCTAAAGAAGAGAAAGTCAAAGTAGACAGTCCAGCTAATGCCTTACACACCAGATTTAATCAATTATATAATGAAAGTAAAGCAGGTATTCTAACCCCGGATCAAGCCAAGAATAACAGGAACTTACTGGCTAGAGAATGGATGGAGAAGCGGAAAAAAGGCTTAGTAACACCTGAAGAATATAACGCTGCATTAGATCAATTATTCCCAAGCAGAAGAGGCAAATAATGCCACAACAAGCACCGATAACAATAGCCGATTCAGTACTACAGACTGAAGAAGATGAATTAAACCAGTTAGTACTAGAGAACCAAGATATAGATCTGGGGATAAATCCTAATGTAAGATCTGAGGAAGATATTGCTTTAGATACAGAGCTTCAAGCTCTTATAGAAGCAAATGAACCAGTAGATATACAACAAGAATATAACCCTTATCAAGTGATTCAAAAGGAGTTTAAAGGTGATACATTACAGGCACCAGTATCTCCATTATTTTCAGAATTACCGAATGTACCTGTAGATCCGTCGGTCCTTTCCCCCGATCCTTTTACAGCCGTAACCAAGGAACCTACTTCTCCTTCTGCTTTTATACAGTATAAAGAGGAAGTAAAACGCCAACATGCTTTGGAGTCCATAAACCTAACCAGAGATCTCGGAGTTTATTCATTTGATAGGACTTTCGGGGACTTCATTGGTGGCGATACTTTATTAAGAGCTAGACTAGGTGATTTAGACAATAGTTTAGAACAAGTATTGTATTTAAGGAATGAATATCCAGATTATGATTACACCGTAACTCCTACATTATCAGGAGATCAAGTATTCTTTAAAGAGAAAGATAAGGAGACATGGTATCCGGTGCAGAATTTCCGTGAATATGATAGCGGTGATATTGCATCATTTATTGGTTCTATAGGCCCAGAAGAGGCAGCCATAGCAGTCGCAGAGATGACACCGTTAGGAAGGGGTCCGGGACTGGTAAATTGGGGCATACGTTTGGCTAAACAGTCTGGTGCAGGTTCTTTATCAGAACAACTATCACAATATTTCCAAGAGATTCAAGGTGTTCAGATTGATACAGAAGAAGATCAGGAACGTCAGTGGAAGAATGCAGCTATTCAAGGGACTATGGAGGAAAGCTTTGCTACCTTTGTAGATAGATTTTCACAGCTTAGAAAGTCTGGTACTCCGCTTATAGGCAAGATAGGTACGTTTAAAAATAGACGTGATGATATGTTAGAGGCTTCAGAAGCCGCTGCCCGACTTGATATAGATGCAGAACAGTTTTTCACACCGGGACAGAAATTCAGCTCCGCAAAGCAGCGTGAAGCTCAACTATCGGCATTCTCAGAGGGACTAAGAACCAAGAAGAAAGAACAAATTCAAACTCTCTTTAATAATATTGAAGAGATTCAAGAACTATCTTCCTCACTGCCTACATTAAATCTAAGTCAAAAAGTAGCCTTACATGACACTGTAACTCAAGGCATTAAACTTAGAACATTAGCGGAATTTGATAAGGATTCTGTACTGGATGATCTGGAATTTACGGAAATGACTAAGAACTTCTTGGATAAGACTGGGGACCCTACTAGAGGAGGTAGTTTTGAAAAGACGTTAAAAACTATTTCTGGAAAACGCCCAAGTACGTTTGAAGTAGGTACAAAAGCTAAAGCTGCATTTAATAAATATGTAACAGATAATCAGACATACTTCCGAAATGCTTACAGAGCTAATTATAAAGCTCTTAGACAAGACAGACCTACTTTTGACTTATCAGATACAATCGAAAAGATTAATACTAATCCTTCTACACAAATTCTTGAAGTTGATGGTGTAAAACTAAAACCTTCATTCGGAAAAGACTTTTTAACTGACTTAGATACTGTTAGATCACTATCCACTAAGATACAGGACACAGTAGATCCTATAACAGGGGAAGTAACAACAAGTGGATTAGATGTAATGAATCGTATCTCTGATATCATGTCTAAACATGCATACTCTACTGATCCTGCTATTACAGATTCACGTCAATCCTTTGCAAGGGGAATAGTTAAATCTATTACCGATGCACGAGCTAACCCGTTAGGCGTTCCGGTAGAGAAATTAGATGCATGGAGAGAATTGAATCATGAATATAGCTCCTTTATAAAGAATAGGAAAGCTGATTATGCATTAGGATTAGTTAAAGATAAAGATTATTCTGCATTAGGTAGAAGACTATTAGAAGGAGAGGATACTGAATATCTATTATTATTACGTGACACAATTGATCCTAAAGCCTTTAATGAGATACGTGAAGGATTTTATTTAAATCTATTAAACAATCCTAATGAGATAACTCAGAAGCTACGGAAATTGGAGAGCAGTGACAGTTTAGGTTTACTTGTTAATTCTAATGACGTTCAGAATCTGAAATCTGTAGGAGCAGCATTTGATATATTTAATAAAGGTAAGTTTAAAGAGTTACTCACTAAAGATGTAACTGATGCTGAGTTCGCAATTAAACTTGCTAGTGAGGCTAGTGTTGAGGAATTAAATACCATTATCAAGTCTGTACGCCGTCCTGAAGCTATTAAAAAGATGCTAAGATGGGGTATGCTGGAAAAGGCTACGAAAGATTCTATTGACCTCACCGAAAATTCTTTGAAATTAGATACAAAGAAATTTAGTAAAACTATGCGAGGATTTGAGGAGAGTGGTTTAACAAAGTTAATATTCCCTGATAAAGTAGCTCAACAAATAAAGGATTGGACAACAATTTCTAATATGCTTAAAGTTGAGGGGGATGTAGGAGCGTCTCTACAAGCAGCGTCTCTAGCCGCGGATTTCAGCTTACATACTTTATTTACTAACCCTACAAGAGCCTTGTCATCCGGTCTAGAAATCTCTACTATGAATCTGGAAGCACAATTACTAATGTCTCCTGTATTTAGGAACTTTATATTAGGAAGAGGACAACCAACGCAGTACACTCCAAGTACTAGAGCGATGGCATTTGGATCTGCTATTGCTATTAAAGAGATGCTTAGTGATCGTGACACTAAAGAGGAATTCAGGCAGTTAATGAGAGAATCTGCTGATAGGCGTAACATAGAGAAATAGCTATTGACAAATTTCTATAACTATGGTAAGTTTAATAAACAATTAACATTTAGAGGTGAGTATGACAGACTCAAAAAAGTGGTATGAATCACAGACAATACGTAATAACATCTATGCTATAATTGGTGTACTGGTTTCCGTCGCTGGTGCGACAGGATTAGTATTAGATGGTGAGGTACTACAAATCGGTGCTGAAGCTATTCTAGTAGCAATAGGAGCTATTTCTGCTATTATCGGTAGTTTACGTTCTATTAGTGGTCGTAAAAAAGCAACAAAAACTATTGAATAATGCCTACAACTGATACAATACCTGTTAAAAGGTTTTATAAAATTATAAGCATTATGAGCCTATCTCTAATAATCTTGGGGATAGGCTTTTCTATGTTGGCATATCATTTCGGTAAAGCTGAAGGTATTACGGATAGTAAATTAGAGAACTCACTAAGTATTATATCCGAACAAGCGACAGATAATGAGATAATATCAGAGGAATATAATAAGTTTATAAGCCTTAATGATAGGGAATATTTACTAGATGATTAAATATATTCTAATAGTGACACTATTTTTATCAGGCTGTACTCAAACTAAATATGTCAATGTACGTCCTGTATTCCATGCACACGAACCTACAAGAGAAACGGCAGAATGGATATTAAAGAATAAAGTACCAGATCACGTTATACAAGATGTTAAACTCTGTAAACTAACTGCTAAAACTGTTAATCGACTTAATAATAAAGCCAGCCCTGTAGAGCGTACATTTAACTCTACATGGGCTTGGATTATTGGTGGAGTGGCTTTAGGTAGTGGATGGGTTATTGGTAAAGTGAAAGGAATCTTCAGTATATTCCAAAAAGTCACTTAATAAATCCGATAGTTGGTTTAACATGATATAGTGGAATACCATTAGCATCATATAGTCCTGAAAAAACATAATCACTCCCTTCGTCTGTGACCTCTAAATGAGGTGTTCCGCATTCATCATAATATAAATCATCTTCTATATAACTAATCGGCTTGTACTTCATCTTCTAGCTCAAAATGTAACACGAATAATAAATCACATATAGCATGTGCTATAGGACTCAGATTAGTTTCTGGGTCTTTTTTTTCGCCCTCTATATAATCGGTGATATGCCTTAAAGCTGCGTTTACATACCTGTCCCGATCATCACACAGTTTCCAATTATTCTCTCCATATTTCTCTACCCCAAACATTAACACACGTGTAACTATTCTTATAGCTTTCCAAGGCAGTAAAGATAATTTTACTTTATCTTGATCAAATTTCTTAAACGTCATCTCTCATAGTCTCCATTAATGCTTGCCAACTAACTGGGAATAATTTTGATACATGTCTTTCGATAACTAACGCATAATCTTTTATCTCTTTTTGAGCATGTTCACTTGTTCTAAGTTCTACTAAATTAGCATAAGCATATAACGAACCGGTCTCTATCCATTCGGTGTACATTGATTGTGGCAGCATAGTTCTAGCCTGTTCAGCACATGCCCCAAGGTCTAGTAAACGTCCGTATAACTCACGTGCTTGTAAATAATGATCAGATAGAGTATCCTGTATTAATGTTAAGTCCACAGAACTGCTTAATGATCCTTGTTTAATGTCTGAGGAAGCTTCCCTCCATTTGGTTATCTCATAGAACTCAGGATCATTATCGATATACCTACGAGACTCTTCACTTCTATCTATGCCAATATTATGTTTAAACCACTGCCTAGCTATGAATATAGGCATTCTAATCCTAAACTGTATCTTAGGATGGAAGAATGGAGCTTTATGCTTATGTTTAGCTAAGTAATTTATTAGCCTAGTATCATTCTCTTCTTCAAAAACTTCATGTGATTTACTTAATGACACTCTAGCCGCATTAACTACTGTTAAATCAGATCCCATTGAATCTAGTAATGTAATATTATTCAGTATCTTTATATTCATTATCTAACCTCTCCTTTAATTGTGAATTAAGATGCTTTGCTGCTAGTAATTTCATCTGTAAATCTTTAATCTCTTTCTGTAATTTATTAATTCTAACAATATTATTTACATCTTTTCCGGTAACCATATCTTCCTCTAATGTACTGTTTCATTGACCTCATTTAGCTCTTTAGACTTCTGTACAGCTTCTTCCATCAACTGCTCCAAGTCATTAGGCGGCTCTGGTATCTGTCTCCAGTAGAGTATACCTATATCCTGTAATATCTTACCAGTCTCTACACTTAGATAATATTTTACATTCGGATTAACCATATCGCCACTGACATATACGGTAGCTGGTAGTTTACCATAATATATTAAAATAGTGTCTCCTGTTTTCGGTGGATGTTTTATAGGACATTTCCATCCATTTAATTTCTTTCTAGGCATACCAATCTCCAGTTAATGTTCCTTTAGAATACTCAGTAACTCTATTTTCAAAGAAGTTTGTATGTTCTACTGCATTTACCAAATCAGCATACCAATCTAGTGAATGAGTAGTAACATTGTAATTAGGTTTTAATCCTAGCTGTAGTAGCCTCCTGTCCGCTATAAATCGAATATAATTCTTCACTTCATCAGCAGTTAGATTAATTATCCCGCCCGAACTAAACGCAATGTCAATAAAGTTATCTTCCAGTTTTACCATATCTCTAGCCATCTGATAAAGCTCTGCTTTAAAATCATCTGTCCAAATAGATGGATTCTCTTTAATGATTGTTCTAAATAATTTAATCATACTTTCAAAATGTATAGTTTCATCTCTTATAGACCATGTAATAACCTGTCCCATGCCTTTCATCTTATTCATTCTAGGAAAGTTTAATAGCATGACAAAGCTACTGAATAAATGCATACCTTCAGTAAATGCAGCATATATAGCGATCTGTTTAGCTAATTCAGGAATATCTATACTGCCATCAGGTAGTACAAATGATTTCTGTTCAGTTATATAATCATATTTATCTTTCATCTCTTTAATCTCTGTGAAAGAGCTATAAAGAGTTTCTGGCATACCTATAGTATCAATTACCTGACTATAGGCGTCTATATGTATTGCCTCACATGATGCTATTGAAGACATCATCATAACTAACTCAGGATGTTTAAAGACTGGTAAAAACTTTTTAGTATATGCTTCTGCTACTGAAACATCCCCTTGTGTAAAGAATCGAAGGATATTAGTTAGGAAATCCCTCTCAGCATCTGTTAAAGCTTTATTCCAATCTTGTATATCATCTTCAAAATTAATCTCTTCAGGCAGCCAATGAGCTTGGTGCTGTTCTTTATAAGAGTCATAAGCCCAAGGATATAGTAAAGGCTTATATGCCACTCTTTCTTCTAATATTCTACTCATTACCTAATACCCTCGCTATATCTTCTTGTAACACTTCTAACTCCTCTAAAATTTCTATTAATAATTCTCGATTAGTTATATCATATTCTTGGTCTTTTTTCATCCTATCCCTCACAACTTAAACATTCATCATAATCAAATTTTGTAACTTTAGTATTGATATTTTCCGCTCTGCTACTAGCCTCACTACGGCAGTAATATAATGATTTAATTCCCTTAGCCCATGCAGTTGTATGGACTTTATGTATATACGATTTAGCACAATTTTCAGGGAAGAACAGATTTATAGACTGTGCTTGGTCTAAATATTTTTGACGATGTGAGGCATGTTCTATAACCCAGAACTGGTCTAACTCTATAGCTGTCTTAAAGATATCTTTTTCATAATCTGTTAAAATATCTAAATGCTGTACAGAACCTCTATTATCAGTGATAGATTTCCATGTCTCCTTATATATCTCATCATGACCTACTTTTTCCATTAGTAATTTATCCAGATAAGGATTCTTATAAATATTAGTACCGTTACTAGTCTTTTGAGAGAAACAGTTAGCTCTTAAAGGCTCTATACTAGGACTTGTATTTCCGCATAATATACTTGAACTCGCATTCGGTGCGATAGCCAATAAGTGCATATTACGTCTAAAGCCCGGTAACTGTGCGTCAATATAGTCCGGACATGATCCTTTTAATGCTCCTAATACTTTAGTCTGCTCTTCAGTACGTTCTCTGATTATACGGAATATATTGTTTGTAGCTCCTACCGCCAATGCTGACTCAAATGGAATATTCTTGGATTGTAAATATGCATGGAATCCCATTGTACCTAATCCTAGACTTCTTTCTCTAGCGGCACTATACGCAGCAGCCTCTATTGTAGAATGTGTGATATAATATTCAATCACATTATCTAACATAGTAATTAAATCTTGTACTATATTTGTGTCCTTCCACTGCTCATAGTTCTCTATGTTTAAAGAAGACAGGCAACATACTGCTATACGCTCCTTACCATAATGATCTAAGCCTGTAGGTAACGTAATTTCTGTACATAGATTCGATTGAGATACCTTTAAACCTAATTTTGCATGAGCTTCTGGCTGGAGTCGATTAGTGGTGTCTTCAAAGAATAGATATGGCTCACCTACATCATATCTTAAAGTCAGTAAATGTGACCATAGCGCCTTAGCTGATACAGTCTTAACAATCTCTTTTGAATGTGGGTCCACTAAATCCCATGAGTCATCTACTTCAGGATTCTCTATAGAAGATAGTAGAAGATTCATAAAGCTATCTGGAATACTTACTCCATGATGTAGATTTAAACATTTCCTATTTAAGTCTCCTCCATCTAGTTTACGTATTCTCATAAACTCTTCTATTTCCGGATGACTAATCGGCAAGTAAGCTGCATATGCTGCCCTGCGAGTATTACCACATACAGAGACCACGCCGTTATAACGTACTAGTAAACGGCCTGATGGAACTTCAGCACAATATACCTTTCCTTTATACGCCCTAGTAGAGATTTCAATACCGTCTCCAGAAACCGAAGCATGATCAGTAATCACCAGAAAGCCCTCCCTATCAGTGACTTTATAGTCCGCTAAAACTGCCATGCCATGAACGAAGTTAATGTTATACTTATAATGACTAGTAAAGCTAAACTTACCACTACTAGAGTGTCCCTCTCCCCAATATTTTACTTCATCAACAAAATCTTTTGCAAACTGCTGGGTCACATTTTCTAAAGAAAACATTTCACGGAAGTCCTTAGAACAGAAAGTAGTCTTATCTATAGAAAATAACGTATTATCATTAGCATCCATCGATAGTAGGTAGTCAGTACCACATAGGTCTAATATACTCTTTAGACGGTCAGCCTTACACTGTTGAGCTAATCTAAAATGTAGCTTATTATCTGTTGACAGTCTATATCCTTCCGCTTGGAAAGCTATTTGTAAACGCTGTCTATGAGTGAGTCGAGGACTACTACTACTAGTAGCAGCAGGAGCAGAACAATGGTGTGTCATACCTTTTTTGTATACTATCTCATCAGCCCGTCTTTTATGTAGCTTACCTGCTTCATCTTCATATACCATAGAATGATTAGCCGTAACTAGTAAATCTATACACTGGCTATTATGTGTGAAATGATATAAGTCACCTTCATAATCTTCTTTAATAATGTCTAAAGGTGTCACAAACTCTGTTGTTCTATCATCCGTTACTTGAGCCACTTTATGATAAACATCTAAGTCCTTAAAATCAACCCACCCCTTATTAGTCAGGACTTCTGTTCCCGGAGCGTAACAACTACCCTGTTTTACTGCTAACATTTGGCTATCTACTACCTTTATAAAGGGCATTATACCAGTGGTCTTATTACCTGTAGAAGTAGCCTGTCCAATGCTACGTAGTTTCCCCCAATTAGAGCCTATACCTCCCCCTCCTGAAGCTAGCCATGTATTATCACACCAATGCTTATTAATACCGTTACGAGAATCTTCCACAGACGAGAGGAAACATGAGATAGGCATTCCTCTAGGACTTTCATCACCTTCCGGTGCGTTGGCTAATACTGGTGACGCAAACATAAACCAATGCTTGGAACTATAGTCGTAAAGACGTTGAGCTAATTCACTATCACCTCCTGACCATGCTTGTGCCGCTCTTGCCAAAGCGTCTTGAGGAGAGTGCTCATGAGGTAATTGGTATCTATCTTTAAATGTCTCTTTTGAATACTCATCAAATAGCTCATCACGTTTATAGTCTATATTTATCATTCTTATTTCCTTTTAACCATTTTAAAAAAGTATTTAGCATCTATTACCACTAAAGGATCTCTTCTATCTGCTTTGATAACTAATAAAGGCTGATACTTACCACAATTACTAACAGCTTGGTCATAATCCTTGTAAACTGCATATTTAGCCTTACTCTTACATTCCACACTATATGGGAAGGATTTCCTAGCCTTTGGGGATAATTGTATATCTTCTCCTCCAGCTCCCATAGATGTACTTCTTACATCTCCTTCTTTCAGTACTGGAAAGGTCTTGTAGATCATATCACGTACCCACTGCTGTAATCTACGTCCCTTTGCCTTAGCTGATTGTGTCTTCATTATTCCAAGTCCTGAAGAAAGTTAATATATTCAGTTAAATCCGGTGCTTTATAGTTAGCTCCCTTCAACACCTTCCCATCTTCTCTATACTCAATTCTACCAGTCTCAGTATCCACCTTTGATAGGTTACTCTGTAAAATCTCATCCCAAGCACCGTCAAAGTCCATGTTTAATATATCCGCTGTGCCTAGATTAATAACTGTCTGATCCACAAGTCCATCTAATATTTCTATATATGTCTCGTCCGCTATGGAACCAGTGTTTTTTATATCATGTAAGGCTCCTTCTAAAGCTTTATAAGTCTCTTCAAATTCCTCACGCATTAAAGTCATACGTAATGCAACATTCTCTGCGGTAATATCTCTATTTACTTTAAACACAGTATTCATACATGTAATATCAAGCGGATAATTACCTTGTACATCCATATAGATTATTGCCTCATCGGCTGTAGACATTAACGAGGCTAAATCATAGTCATCACCGGTTTCAGGGGGTTTAACGGATTTAGAAGCAAGTTTTGATTTTTCAGAAGTGAAATCAATTATATTAGTCATATTCATTCCTTAATATTTAAATAGTTTAATTTTATTAGTGTCAATATTATAATCACCATGTTTTAACATCCTTGCCACATTGGCCTGCACTAACATATCTTCTTTTGTTAAACCTGCTCCTTGGTAGGTGGATAGAATATTACTCCAAACATCTTCACCTGTCAAGTTAATATCTAATATTTGTTTAGCTTTTTTTGGGCCTATTTTAGGACATCCAATATAGTTATCAACAGCATCTCCTGTCAGTGTTTGTTCATACCATTTGTATTGTCCTTGCTTCTCCGTAATAGTTAATAATTTCTTAGTCATTGGCTTATATAAACGTCCCGGTATTTGCTCTAAATCCTTATCATCAGAAACAATAATCTGTTCCTCACTATTATCAGGATCAGTAGCTAATATCCCCATCACATCATCAGCCTCTAGTCTCGGATATATTACATGCGGATAATATTGCTGAATATGTTTTCTAACAAAAGGTAAGCATACAGGCTTTATAACATTCTTTCTATTCATCTTATATGTAGCTAAAACATCTTTCCTAAAGTTTTTCAAGTCTGATAAGGTAATAATAATGTTATCAGTTTTAAATCTACGTTTTAAAGCATCTACACGTCTATGAACTTCCATCATCACATCATCTATATTGGCCCATGAAACAATGATATCAGAAACGTCTTCCTTAGTCAGGAAATTATTATGAAACCCATTTTTAAGTTCCTCTAATTCTATAATCTCGTTTATAGGAGTGCTTACTTGAAGTGATACACTAGTCTGATATATCAGAATATCCCCATCTATTAATAACCTAACCATTTATTTACCTCTAATATCTAATATGAATTCATGTACTGTATTAATAATTAAGAATACAGGAGAAGCCGCTAGAATTAGTAATAATATAACTATCACTGTAGTTCCTATGTAAAATATAAACAAAGCATATACTAAAGCCAGTAAGCTTTCTTTAAACTGCTGTATCATATCTTACACACTCCTCATCTAATACTTCTATTACCTTAATATCGGGATGTATATATCGCCAACTCCAGCGAGTGATTACTTCCCTTCCATATGTGGATAATTTAACTAAATCACCTTCTATAGGCGATAAGACATCAGACATGACGGACCTCCGAATCTTTATACTGATAGGGACTATCTGAACACTGTTTAGCCATCTTTCTAACATCCTTTTGAAGTTGTGCTAACTCTGTTCCGTCCATACTTAACACATCTAGTGCCTTGAAATTAACATATTTCTCAAACTGCATAACAATCTCCTAATGTATTTCTAACCAATTTTTACCCACCTTTGTATCTACATCCAGAGGACATTTAAAGTCTAGGAATTTCTCCACAAGCTTTATAGCTTCTTTACAAATCTCTTGAACTCTTTCAGCATCTTCAGGTAGTGTGTCTAGTGCAATCTCGTCATGTACAAACCACACTTGTTTAGCATCTATCTGTTCTTGAGTTAATAATCTATTTACACATATTACCCAAAACTTAGCAACAATTGATCCTCCTGATTGTAAGGTACTGTTAAAAGCACTATGAGCCGCTCTGGTAAAGATTGGACGACCGTCTAGAGATGTTATATAGCCTTGGGTACTATGTTGCTCCTTACTGCGATCTATCATATTTGCAAGAGCAGGAGTTCCTTCAATCATTCTTTCTTTAAGCTTCTTTCCCTTCATTACCTTAGCTCTGTTAACAGTATTAACTGCCTTACCTTGACCATCCAAATATGCAGAAATCCACTGCGGCATTGGTCCTCCTAGATTATTCATATCAGTATCTGTGATTCCTACTGTATCGCCTAATTTCCACATACCGCCCCCATAGATCATAGCATAGTAAAAGGTCTTGGCAGTAGCTCTATCACATTTTAATATCTCAGCATTTCGACTATGTGCATCGGTGCCCTCAGAAGATTTACCAAATACTACAGACTTTATAAACTCACCGTCATCCCATTCGTGCATATACTCAGCCTGTACTCTCATTTCAATGCCAGATAAATCTGAGCCAACTAATACACGGCCTTCCGACGCTGTGAAAAGGCTTCTAAATGCTTCTCCATATAACACACCAGTAGCAGGTACTTGTCCTAAATTAGGACGTGAATGGGCACATCTATTAGTGATTGTCCCTAACGTATTAACATGATGGTGTATACGTCCATCATCTCCTATATCATGAATATAGCCGGGATTTCTCTTACCTTCTGCTAACTTCTCTAAACGATCTTGAACAACTTCCAACTCTACTAATAGCTTTGCTTCCGGATAATCCAAATCCTTTAACACCTCGACTCCACATTTAGCAGTACCATTATAGTTATACTCCTTTGGCCTCCATTTATACTTCTTACGGAATTCCCTCTCTATATCACTAGCTGATCCCGGATTAAATGGATGATGTTTGGTACGTAATGGACCGGGTTTAATAAACTTATTCAGCCATTTCTTAGTTACTTTGTAGCGCGGTCTTACATCTGTAGACTGAAATGAGGCATATAATTCAGCACTTAATTGACTCTTCGTAACGGCTTTAAACTTCCTGTCATCTATTTCAGCAGTATAATATAACGGAGTCTTCATGGTCTCCGTCCATCCATTAAAGGACTGCCTTAATTCCTCTTTTAAGTTTTCTCTACGCTGTATTAACAGACCGTATAGTCCAGTTGCTTTATCTAGATCAAACGCACAGCCGTAACGTTCCTGTTCTGTTAATATGAACTGTAGCTCACACTCCATCTGAATAGGTAACCAAGGACAGTTATACGTATCCTTTGCTTTCAGCAATAGTTCTAGAAGTTTCGTATTAAGTATAACATCCTGCCTACAATACGCTAACATTTCAGGTGTATACTCCTTCCAATCAGTAGTCTTCCCAAAGTCACCTTTATTCCAATCTTCTCCTTTAAAATCCAAACGACTTAAACGTCTGCCCCACGCCTCTAAACTATGAGACCCTTTTAAGGACTTAACACGACCTGTGAAACTATCCATAGTTAGAAAGTCCTCATTAGCCATCTTTTGTGCTGCTATAAGCACCTCATCACGTACTATTCTATTATTTGATAATAATCGTGACATCACTAATGTGTCTAATATTTCACACTCTAATAAAGGATTGTATTGTTCTGGATATAAGTCTTTTATAACTTTTAGGTCAAACCCTATAATATTATGGCCTACAATCACATCAGCAGTACTAAGTTTAGTTAAACCTTTAACTATCTCATCTGGTGTATATTCAAATATCTCCTTGGTATGGAGGTCCTCTAGAACCATACAGTGTATAACGGTATAATCCTTCAAGCCATCCGTTTCAATATCAAATGTATAGACTTTAGAGATATCTAAATCTATATCATTATACGTCATCAAATCTTTCGACATCTATCAATTCCTCCGGTAAATAAGTTATAAAGTCTATCTTAGGTGTGCCATAATCTTTTTCAGTTCGGGATAGTAAATCAGTATAAGTATCAGGGTCAACAATATCAATATCATCCTCCGACCATGCTTCAATGCTAAACACCTCTGTGATAAGAGTCCGTTTAGTTACATTATATAAGGGCATTACAAATCCTCCATATCAGGTTCCTCAGTTAACAAAGCTGTTTCAGGATCATAACGTATATAAAATTCCCTACCTACATTCTCTCCTGCATTCCTGCATTTAATTAAAGTAATCTTACTGATGTTACGTTTATACTCATCATTAGATTGTTGGTTCCTACTAAGACTTAATATATTCCATGCATATTGTTTAATAGCCCCACTACCTTTAATATCATCACTACCCGGTCTGCCACCTTCTTCAAAGCTCTTCCCATCCCCTGCGGTCTTTCTAGTATGGGCAATACAATTAATATTAGCGTTTAGCTCCATACACATATCTGAAATAGAACTACATATTGTTTCCATTGTTTTATTAGGGTCACTGGCCCCATCACTGAATTTAGTTAAGTGATCCAGAAAAATATACTCACATCCCTCTCCTACGATCATATGTCTAATCTTCTCTTCTACTCTCACCCAGCTATTATCAGCACGTAAATCGTTAACAAATACCTTACCTCGTAATGACTCAATAGCATCATTTCTGTCCTGTTTATCAAAGGAGATCAAGGGGCTATCAAATCTCTTAGCCACCATATTACCAGCTAGTTTAATAATGGTATCTTTAGGTGTTTCCTCTAAGAATATAGCCCCTATTTTAGCGTCATGCTCCTTTAAGATATGAGCCATAATAGCTCTATATATCGAAGTCTTTCCCATACCTGTTCCGGATATAAACACATTGAACTCAGGCCTCCCTAAACCATAGGTCCATTCTGTTAATGGTGCCCATGGATATGATATACCCGGTTCAGGTTCAATATCCAATTCACTCATTAGATCATCAATAGTCAGAATACCCTCTGGACGGTATGGTTGAGCATTCCAAATAGACTTCCTTAGCTCTTCCTCTCTCCCTGCTTTCACCATCTCATTAGCATCTTTCAAAGGTAGTGAAGCTATTTTACACTTACCGGGAGAGAATAGTTTAGAGCATAATCTGGCTTCATTCTGTCCAGCCTCATCCATATCAAACATTAAAATGATTTCTGGAAAACTATTTAAGTATGTTAAATTCTCGGCAAGAACTTTAGTAATCTTGGAAGATCCTTTTGAAGCCCCTAGTGGCACTGATACGACAGGATATCTATTTCCCTGCATCTGTGATACAGATAAAGCATCCAGTTCCCCCTCAGTGATAATGATCTTCATACTACTGCCAGCAGGCCATAGCCACGACCCAAATAGTAAGGAAGACACTTTGGATGTCTCACCAAGGAGTTGGAAGCCTTTATCAGTGCTTCTAAACTTTTGGGCAATAGTTTTACCTGTAGCATCTTTGTAAGGGAATATCACACCGGCTACCGATTGATTATACCCACAGCTAACATCCCATTTCTTACAGGTCTCTAAAGATATCCCTCTTGTTTTTAATGCCTGTATATGTCCATCTACTAAATTCATGTATCGCCTCTTGTTAACAATCTCATCACTGTCTTTATAATTCACTCCACAACTGAAGCATTTGTACCATCCCTCATCATTTAAGCTCACAGCATCTGATGAAGGACAGTACTTACACGGTAGTCCACTCTCTAACCACCCTGAACTCATTAGATGAAGTCCTCATCACTCAGATCAGAATTTGTAACTGATTCATCAAGAACAAAACCATCATCATCATCATCCAGTAGATTATCGTCACTACCAAACTTCTGAAGGTCTTTTACCTGCACAGTTCTAAGGTATAGTTTTATACCTCCCCAGCCATTAGCGTCAATCTCTTTATAGAAGAGAACAACTCTAATGTTAGAGCCTGAAGACATTTCATTAACAATACTATCAGGTAATTCATTCTTCTGCATATCCTTTACAGTTGGAGAACGATCTCCTGCTTGGGTCCATGTATAAGCTCTCATTCCCTCTGGTACAGATTTAGATTTCTCACTAGTCTTATATAGTGTCTTAATTTTATTATCAGGATCACCTAATTCATATGCTTTCTGATTCAACTCTTCTAACTTATCTATAAACTTTTTATGCTCTTTATTAGAAGGATCAAAAAGCTGTGTAACACTATATGTACCTTCAGGATTCGGTACAGATTTCTTTTCTTTATTACTCCATGCCATTTTCTCACATAAATTATGTCTGAAAATAATAGGAGCAAATGGAGATACTATATCTCCGCTTACTTTAAATTTATTTGTCATATCATTAACCTTATCTTCATTATTAAAAAATTATTCTAAAATGTTTGTGACTACGCCATATATCTCTCCTCCGTATTTCTCTACTATACAATTACTACATAAAGTATTTATACTGTTTAACGTAATTGGTAAGTTAAATAGTATATTAACTATTAATCCTATTATTGCAAGGAATAATATCATTTTATTTAATGTAAAATTCTCTTTACTATAATTATGCATCATTTTCCTCGGCTTCTTGAGGCATATTTGCGTTTATATACCTCATTAATACTGGTTCAGGAATTGATTTACCTGTTTCATAATATTTAGCACCCTCAGGAAAAGGGATTCTACATACATATTGTAAATACATTTGAGCATAGAACTTATCTTTTCTAATATATGGTTCAGCATCTTCCCAAGAACCTCTAAGCACCCACTCAGCATAGTAATAAGCCCATTTAGCATCCTTTTTAATATATGGTTCAGCTTCTGGAAAAGGAGTATTAAGTATATATCTAGCATACCTATAAGCCCATTCAGCATCCTTTTTAATATATGGTTCAGCTTCTGGAAAAGGAGCTTTAAGTATATATCTAACATACCTATAAGCCCATTCAGCATCCTTTTTAATATATGGTTCAGCTTCTGGAAAAGGAGCTTGAAGTATATAACTAGCATAGTAATAAGCCCATTCAGCATCCTTCATAATATATGGTTCAGCTTCTTTCCAAGGAGCTTTAAGTACATCTTTAGCATACCAGCAAGTATATTTAGTATCCGTCATAATATATGGTTCAGCTTCTTGCCAAGGAGCTTCAAGTATATTTTTAGCATAACAATAAGCCCATTTAGCATCCTTCATAATATATGGTTCAGCTTCTTTCCAAGGAGCTTCAAGTACATGTCTAGCATACCTATAAGCCCATTTAGCATCCTTCATAATATATGGTTCAGCTTCTTTCCAA